GATGATTAGCCAGTTAAAAAATATCCAAATGCTTGTAGCTTATGTATTAGACCGACTTTATTCTCTAGAACTGCGTCTGGCAGGCTTTAATAATAAGGGGATGAAGATTGATTGGGGAACTTCTACAGTTTCTGATGAAGTTAAAATCCAACAAGGTCTTCAGTATAAGATACAGAACCTTGACTTATTGTATAAGGCAGGTATCATTAGCCAAGAGCAATATGCTTGGGCAATGGGTTATGATTCTCCTGATGAGAAAGAACCAAGAGTTTCACTTGAGGACCAATTTGCTAAGGGAGGTAATACTGATCCTCAGGAGGGAACTAAGAAGAAACAAAGGCAAGATGATAAAAACCAATCTGCCCGTAGGTCAAGAGATAAAGCAAATCCGGCTCCTTCTCGAGGAGACCAAAATACTAAAGCAAGATGAGTAAATTTACAAAGAAAAACAAAGAGCATCTTGATTCTATGGTGATAGGTCAAGGACATACCATTATGGCTGGGTATATCCCAGAAGCAGTGGGAGCCCAGACTTTCTCAGAGAATTATTATAAGTGGAAGAATCCTACACCGGATTCTATTGCTCAATTTGGATTTTGGGGAGGGGATATAGATTATAATACCTATTACCCTAACCTGGATAAATCTGAATTAACTCCTAAAGACGAGGAATTTATTGAGCCAATGTTTAGATTACTTTCGGAAACGATAGTATCTAAGAATTGGAATCCAACGGATTTTGGTCAAAATGGAGTATTAAAAGCATCTATGAGAATGTTACTTGGTCAAACAGTAAATTGTGATCATGAAACAAACATAGGTAATGCTATTGGGGCTGTATCTCAGGTAATGTGGCAAGAATCCTATAAAGATGGTAGCTTTACTATACCTGCAGGTATTAACGGTATTCTAAAGATTGATGGTAAAGCTAATCCTAGAATTGCTAGAGGTATCCTTATGGAACCACCTTCAATCCATAGTAATTCGGTTACTGTGCAATTTAAGTGGGATAAATCTCATCCCCAAATGGAAGATAATGAATTCTATCAGAAACTTGGTACCTATGACTCTAAGGGAGTAATGGTACGTAGAATAGTTACTGAAGTAGTTCGTTATTTGGAGACCTCATTGGTATCACATGGAGCTGATTCTTTTGCTCAAAAAATTGGTTCTGATGGTAAAATTATCAATCCGACTTTTGCTAAAAGGACTTGGGCATCATACGAAGAATATAGAGATGATAAATCTAAGCAATACTTTTTTACGGATTATAAATCTGACTTAACTTCATATCAAGAAAAGAACGATACTCAAAGTTCTTTTAATGATAATGATACCCAGGATAATCATTCAAACGAAAATAATATGAACGAATTAGAAAAATTTCTCGAAAGCCTTTTTGGGGATAATATGCTTGCCCTTGAGGAAGGTAAAGAAATGAATCAGGAAAATGTAATTGCCTGTATTCAAAATTTGGTATCATCCAGAAACGAGTTGCAAACTTCAGTAGATAATCTTACTACAGAGAAAAATTCTCTTACAGAACAGGTTACTAACTTGAATGCAGAAGTAGCTAATCTTAAAGAGATGGCAACTGTAGGAAAGAATCATATTGCTTCTCTCCGTGAAGATGCCGTAGCAACTTATAAAAAGTTGATGGGTGATAAAGCAGATGAAACCATTGTTACAATGCTTAATGCAGAAACAACTGGTATTACTACTCTTGTTTCCTTGACTAAGGATTACCAAGTTCGCTTGGAAGAGAAGTTCCCTCTCACTTGCTCTAAGTGTGGTTCTAAGGATGTTAACCGTGCTTCTTCTCTTACTGAGGATTACAACCAAGATAGGGGTAGTAAAGGTACGGATACAAACCAAAACTCTGAATCATCGAGTACTAAGAATGTAATCGATAATCTCTATCGAAACAAAATCAAATAAGTAATCATAATAAATAATCCGCATTATGGAAACAACGAAAATCGTAAATGATCCTCAGCAACTTACTCTCTTTGGAGAAAGAACTCCGAGAGCGGTGATTTACAAGAGTGAATCTCACAAATTGCATCAGGCTTTCAATGTTAAATCTGGAGAGAAAATTGTACAGGGTATGCCCGTAGCTTTGAATGAAGATGGTTTAATTTACCCCTGTACTGATACCACTACTCAAGTTTACTTGGGTGTAGCAGTAACAGACAATGTTAACCCTGCTTATCAGCCTCAAAGAAACTTCCCAGTAGAAGTAACAGTGGCCGTAGAAGGTTACATGATTTGTAACTGGGTATCTAACGGAACTATCGAAGCTGGATATGTAACTCCATCTGGAGATTTACTTAATGACCGTTTCGTTAAGGCTAACCAAGATCAAGATATTTCAACTCCGTTCATTGCCCTCAATCCTGCAGAAGAGGCAAATGAGGTAATTCAAGTACTCATTAAATAAGAGAAAAAGAAATTATGGAAAATAAAATTGATATTACAAAGTTGAAAGCTCAGGATTTTATAAATGAGCTGCCGGAAATGGTAAGAAGCTTGGAAGCTGTTCGTTCCGGTTCACAGGACAAGAAGCCAGTAGAAGTAACCCTTGGAGAATTGGTTACAGGTAAATGGGGTATTACAGAAGATGAACTGTTTGAAAAGATGGGTATCAATCCAAAAGTTGATACGATGCAGAATATCTTTACTATGCCTCAGCAGAATATCCGTTGGATTGTTCCGGAAATTATCCGTGCTGCTATTACTCTGGGCATGCGTCAGGCTCCATTCTATCCGAACATTATTGCATCTGACCAACCTATCAATGGTTTGCAAGCAATCATGCCGATGGTTAATATGTCGGATGCTGCTCCTGCTAAGGTTAACGAAGCAGAAACTATCCCGTTGGGAGATGTTAGCTTCGGACAAAAATCGGTTAGCCTTTTCAAAATTGGAAAAGGTTTCAAACTTACTGATGAAGTTCGTAACTACGTTTCACTCGATGTCCTGGGAATTTACCTTCGTGATTTTGGTGTTCAGTTGGGCTATGCTTTGGATACTTTGGCTATGGACGTGGCTATTAATGGTAACAAGGCTGATGGATCCGAGTCTGCTCCAGTAATTGGTGTATACGAAACATCCAATGGAATCACTTACAAAGATTTGCTTCATATTTGGGTTCGTGCTGCTCGTATGGGCCGTAGCTTTACTACTATGATCGGTGGTGAAGATCAGTCTATCGAAATGCTTAATTTGCCAGAATTCAAAGACCGTCATTCCGGTACTACTGAAGCTACACTGAATGTGAAGTCTCCAGTACCTAAGAATGCAGACTTCTACATCCATCCGGGTACCCCTGCACAACAGCTATTGTTGATTGATACTTCCGCTGCTTTGATTAAGCTGACTGCTAAACAGTTGATGTTGGAATCAGAAAGAATCGTTTCTAACCAAACAGAAGCTGTATATGCAAGCTTAACTACCGGCTTCTCTAAGATGTACCATGATGCTGCACTCTTGTTGGCTGCAGATAAGAAGTTTACAGAATTCGGATTCCCCGATTTCATGAATGTAGACCCATATCTGATGGTTAACCTTGAATAATAAGGCGCCCGGTTATCTATATAATTCCAAGAGGTGGTTTAGGGATAAAAACCCTACCCCTCTTTTCATTTAAAACCCTATTATTATTTTTAAATCTTAGAAAACATGGCTAAAGAAAAATATATTGTAACAGTTGGGCCGAGAGCTTTTAGTTTTCATGACCAATCAACTGGTATTACCGTTTGCAAAGGAGAAGAAATAGAATTAACTCGTCGTCAATATCTTACTTCAAAAATACAGAAGTCACTTGCTTCAGGCCATCTTATTTTGGTGATGGACAAAACTCAGATAGAAAAGTACTCTGAGGCAGACATAGAAAAAATGGATAAGAGGCTTATGGCTCAGTTTAAAAAGGGTATGACTTTGGAAAAACTACAGAAGGCTTATTCTCTTGAAGAACTGAAGTTAATAGCTTCTGTTCATGAGATAGTAGTAGAAAAAGAGGATACCCTTGAAACTATCTTGCAAGCTCTGTATGAAGATTTTGAAGAATCAAGCAAAGGGTAACCAATGAAACTTATATAGAGACATACTAATATGAAAAGCAATCTAGACTTTATATATGTTACGTCAGGTTTGCAAGTTTCATTTAGAGTTATATCCAAAGTCCCGGCCAAATCCATTTTTGACTGGGACTTTGGCGATGATAATGGGGAGGTTTTCAATGGTGGAAGGCTTGTTTCCTATTCTTATGAAACTCCAGGTTTTTATACTGTAACCTTACATGTAACTAATTCTGAAGGTTTAGATATCAGTGTAGATAGAACTTTGGTTATTTGCGATTATGGGCATACTGTACTATCAGATTCCATTTATAACCTTATTGATAGGTATATTCCCGAGGAAATATCTAAAGGTATGACCAGAGAGGATAAATCTATCTACATCACCAAATGGCAATATTATATTGGACCACTAGTAAATCATGTAATTCCCAAGGATAAATATACTGACGAATTATGGTATGAAGCACTAGAAAACCAATTAATAATGGAATTGGCTGCATGGGACTTTCTAAATGTGAAGATACTTAATTTATTAACGAGTACTTCTGAATACCTAAGTCAATTAACTTCTACAAAAGAACAAACTGGTGATGGTACTTCTAAACCTGAACTTGCCCGAGGTGATAGAATAAAACAGATCACTACTGGGCCTACTGAAGTTCAATATTATGACCAATTGGCAGATTCTGCAAGCTCACTATGGAAAACACTTTCTCAAGCGATGCAACCTGGTGGTCTAATAGATGAATTAAGAAAGAACCTTTGTACATTAGCTTCAAGATTAGAGATCTACTTACCCTTCTGTGATGAAGTATTTAGAACAGTAGTTCCAAGGGTAGTTAATAAAAGACAACCTGGAATATTGGATGGACCTAATCCAAGTGCACCTGTCAAAGGAGGTAATAGTAAACTTTTAATTAAAGAGTAATGACGAAAGAACCCTGGAGAATGGTTAAGAACCGCTCTTGGGATAGATACAAGAAAATTATCACTGATTTCTTAGATTGGGATGCCGGTAGACAAACCATAACTTGGGCTAAGCATGTTAATCAACTTCTTAGCCATGCAGAAGATAGTACTCCTAAATATTATAATATCCCCATAGAAGCTTTATGTTACTACAATGCTTTCAGAAACTGGCCTATAAATAAGGCAACAGTTACTGGAGAATTAGATGATGAAAACTTATCAATACTAATTTCTAAATCATATATAGAAAACATCGGTTATCTTACACCGGAAGGCTATTGGGATTTTAATTGGGAACAGGATAGATTTATAATCAATGGGATTACTTATAAACCATCTGGTGATACTCAAACTGCTCAAGCTAAGGATGAGGCTTTAGTTTTCATGGTTATCCTAAAGAGAGACCGAGATACGAATGTAGAATTTGTAGAATAAAAATTAAGTATATGGCAAAGATGTTAGTACTGAGGTGGACACCAGTTACTACAACCAGTGGGATTTGGTTTGATAGTAACATGATTATCCTTAATGGTACCTCTGGAGTTCATATTGAAATGAAAGGTAATGGCAATGATGTAACGGCATTTCAATCGATGACCGGTAACAAATTTGTCACCTGCTTTCAAGATTATTTCGGAGATATTTGGGATAAAATAATACCTCATCCTGGTATAGGCCAGGTAATAAAATTCCGTGTAAATAGGCTCCCTGATTATGCTTGTATACGAGGAGATATAGAAGATGGAGGGGATATTGATCCAGAAAACCCAGATGTACCAATGAATGCTTTCTGTGGTTCAGAAGGGGAACCTTTCAGAGACATCGATTCCGAATTCTTAATCGGAAGACAACGTGCAGTAATTAACCCTAAATATTAAAATATATGTATGTAAGTAAGTATTATACCTGCGAAGAAATTGATCAGCGGTTATTACAAGGTTACTATGATGACTTTGTTCGTGCTGGCTTTGGAGGAACTATAAATGAGTTCTGGGCTTTCGTACTATCTATCAAAGATAAGGTAGATAAGAAAGAAGGCTATGGCTTATCCGAGAATGATTTCACTAATGAGCTTAAAGCTAAATTAGATGGAATCGAAGAACATGCTAATTACATCACTAAAGTTTCTCAGCTTGAGAATGATTTAAAATTCCAGACTGATGAAGATGTTAGGAAAGCAATCAGTGATTTGGTTGATGGTGCTGATGATGCACTTGATACTTTAAAAGAATTAGCAGAAGCTTTGGGTAATGATCCCAACTTTGCTACTACCATTACTAATAAGTTAACAGAATTACGTACTGCTTTAACTGAAGAGATAAATCGTGCTAAAGAGGCAGAAGCTGCTTTAGGTGCAGCAGTTGCAGCAGTTGAGCAGGACTTAGAATATGCAATAGAACAGATTATCAATAAGATCGATACAGTTAAATCAGATTTAAAAGCTGAAATTGACCGTGTAGAAAAAAAGGTTGATAAGAATGCTGAGGATATCAAAAACTTAGAGGATAAGGTAAATGAGAAGAATGATCAACTTGAAGATGAACTCAAAGGGCTCATTCAACAAGAGAAAGATGATAGAATTGCGGCAGACAATGAAATTAAAGAAAGTGTAAATGAACTCAAAACTTTACATATTAATGATAAAGCTGAGGTGCTTTCTAAAATTGCCGAAGAAGTTTCTAATCGTACAAACTCCGATACTATCTTAGATTCTAAGATTAATGAAGAAATTACCAATCGTCAAGCCGATACCCAATCTCTTCAAGGTAAAATCGACCAGGAAAAGGTAGACCGTCATTCGGAGGACCAAGTTCTTCACAATGAAGTTTCTAAAGAGGTAGCCGATCGTACAAATGCAGATAACCTTCTTCAGAGTAACATTGATAAAGAAGCACAAGCTCGTACTTCTGCTGACCAGGTATTACAGAATAATATCGATTCAGAAGCAACTACAAGAGCTGCTCAGGATTTAGTCCTTGATCATAAAATTGAGGATATAAAATTACAGGGCCAAGCAGATAAAGCCCAATTACTCGAGGCAATTGCTGCAGAGGCTATGGCTCGTGAAAATGCCGATATCGATCTCGATAATCAAAAGGTGGATAAACGAGAGGGTTATTCATTAACTAAGAATGACTTTACAGATATACTCAAAGCTAAGTTAGACGGTATTGAAGAACATGCCAACTATATTACCCATTTATCTCAGCTTATCAACGATTCAGGTTTCCAAACTGAGGACGAAGTAAAAGCAGCTATTCAAGAAATTGTAGGTGCTGCCCCTGAAGTACTTGATACTCTTAAGGAAATTGCCGATGCTTTGGGTAATGACCCAAATTTTGCTACAACTATTACCAAGAAATTGGCGGCTATTACTGAACAGGTTAATCAGGAAATAGAAGACCGTATTGCTGGTGATGAAGCAAATAGTGCTGAAGTAGCTACAGAAACCCAAGCCCGTAAAGATGCAGACATTGCTCTTGAGGCTAAGTTAAAAGAATATATAGACAATAAGTCTGCAACTGGCGATGCTGCAATTGGAGTTGTAAGGGATAATCTTAACAAGGAAATCCAAGACCGTAAAGATGCCGATGCAGCCATTCAAGCAAGTCTGGATAAGGAAATTGCCGATAGAAAGACTGCCGATGATGCTTACACGGTTAGTTTGAATAATGTTAACAGACGTGTTTCAGAACTGGCCTTAAGTATTCAAGATTCTATAAATACTTTACGTAATGAACTTACTGCTCAGGTAAATGCCAACACAACAGCTATTGCTACGAATGAACACAATATCGAAAGAAATTCAGAGGCAATCACAAACTTAACTAAGACTGTAGGTGATAACTACAAGGAAGTTAAGGATATGATTAACGAAGAGATTGTGGACCGTACCAATGCAGACAGTTCTTTAGGTTCTAGAATTGATACATTAAACATCAATTTGAATACTGAACGTACAGAAAGAATTGCCGCAGATCAAGTTCTCCAGGTTAATCTCGATAAAGAAGTAGCAGATCGTACCAATGCAGATACTGCCTTGAAAACCGAGATGACTTCGAAATTGGATAATACCAAACAAGCTCTCGAATCAGAGATAGATAAACTTAATACTAAGCTCGATCAAGAGAAAACCGATAGAACTAATGCTGATACAGCATTGGGGGCTCGTATTGATTCTCTAGAGGCTGGTAATACTACGGCTATTACTAAATTAGAAGAGAAGGTAAATGGTAATACCACTGCTATTAATACCGAAAAAGAAAGGGCTATTGCTAAAGAGAATTCTATCGAAGCTAAGGTTAATACTAACCTTCAGAACCATAAAGATGACATGGCTTCTGTTAATCAAGGGATGCTTACCGAGAAGAATGAGAGATTAGCAGGAGATACTTTACTTCAGAATAATATTGATAAAGAAGCAACCGAGAGAGCTAATCAGGATACTCTTATCAATAATGCTTTAGCTCAAGAGAAAGCAGATCGCATAGCTGCAGATGAAGTTCTTGATGAAAAGAAAGTTGATAAGGTTGATGGTAAAGTACTGTCATCTAATGACTTTACTGATCTTCTTTATGCTAAGCTTAATGGGATTGAGGAAAAAGCAAACTACATTACCAAGGTATCCCAGTTGTTAAATGATTCAGATTATCAAACTGAAGAGGAAGTAAATGAGGCAATCCAAAGGGTTATTGGTTCTGCCCCAGAGGTACTGGATACTTTGGCTGAGATTGCTAAGGCATTGGGAGATGATCCAAATTTCGCAGCAACTATGACTGCTAAGCTTACCGAGTTGGAGAATAAGCTCGAAGCTGAGAAGAATTTACGTGAACAGGGAGATAATACTCTACAACAAACTTTTACTAACTTAAGTACTACTCTTACTACTACAGTAAATGAGTTGAGGACTTATGTAAGTGAGACCCGTACTGAGTTATTAACTTCTCTGAATGCTACGAATGCTCTGGTAACTCAGAATACGGCTAATATCCAACGTAACCTGGAATTAATCCAGGGTATTCAAGATAATATTAACGGTAACTATACGGCAATTACTGATTTGCTGAATAATGAAATCGCTGCTCGTAAAGCTGAGGATATTAGATTAGAAGCAAAGATTGATCAAAATACTTCCAATCTCAACACCGAGAGAGAAGAAAGAAAGGCAGCTGATAAAGTTCTTCAAGATAATATCGATGCAGAGGAAGCTGCTCGTATTGCTGCAGATACTGCCTTGGGTAAACGTCTAGATAAAGAAATTCAAGACAGAACCGATGCAGATACCGCCTTGGATAATAAGTTTACTGGTGTTACAGATGATCATGAGGAAAGATTGGTAGCTGAGGAAGCAACTTCGGAGGCTTTACCAGATACTATGGTTACTGATGTAAGTACCGTGAGTAGAACTGCTACTCAGCTATCCTTTAAGGTAAAGACTTCAACTAAAGATAACTCAAATAATCAATATGGTGAAGAGGTAGAAGCTACCAAGAATATCCTTCAGGCAACTCAAACTCTTGCTGGAGTTATGTCTGCTACAGATAAAGTTAAGTTAGATGGTTTAGACCCAAATGCTTTAACCGATATCTCTGCAGTTTCAGATGCTAATAAGGTAACAGTAACAATAACTAAAGATAATGGTTTAAATGCAGATACTATCGAAACTTTTGACTTGCCGCAAGTATCTGCAACTAATGCAGGTACCCTGTCTGCTAAAGATAAAGTAGAATTAGATAGAATTACTACTGCTAATTTTGCTCTTGGGGATGTAACTCCAAATGAAACTTCAGTAGGCATTGCTGCTAGTAAAACCCTAATTGAAGATGGTACAGTAGAACAGAATCCAATTACTATATCAGCTTCTACTGTAGAAAAAGCCGGTGTACAATCTGCTGCAGATAAGAAGTTATTTGATTCTATGCCTAAGGTATGGCTTACAGAACCCAGGAATATTATTCCGGAATTAGATAAGGTGACTTTAGCCCAATCCATATCCAGAGTATCCTCAGAAAGCGGAACTTATGTGGCATCTGGTAATTTGTATACCGATTTACCTGGAGCTACTAAAACTACTGCAGGAGTTATGACTGCAGCTGATAAGGTTAACTTAGATGAGACATTACCTAATACCATTTCCCAGGAATCCCAAGCTAGAGAAGATGCAGATACTGCTTTAGATAATAAGTTGCAAACAAACATTGATACTCTAGAATCTAAGCATGATGCCTTTGTAGCAATGAAAGGTAAAGCTAATGGTTTTGCTCCACTTGATGAAAATGCACTAATCCCAGCTAATCACTTGCCTTCATATGTAGATGATGCAATTGAAGTATATGCTACTTATGATATAAGTCCTACTGGAGGTCTTACAAATATCCAATTATATTCCGATACAGACCATCAAACACCCATAGTAGGAGAATCAGGTAAGATATATATCAACATCACTGAGGATGAACCTGCATATCAATTCCGTTGGTCAGGGGAAAGATTCGTAGATATTAATACTTCTTCCCTTATTATTGGGGAAATTGCGGGTACTGCTTTTGAAGGCAATAGAGGTAAAGTTTTAGAGGAAGTATCTAGTAGTTTGCCTTCTGTATTGGTATCCGGCTTAGAATCTTTTACATACACCCTGGACAAAGTTAATCTCACTTATGTTAGAAGATCCAAAACTGATAGTAATAACGGTATTTATAAACCAGTAGAGAATATACTCAGGTCGATTAATGCAGTAACCAAAACTACTGCAGGAGTTATGACTGCTCAAGATAAGGTTAATCTTGATGAGACATTACCTCAGGCTATTGAGAATGAGGCAACTAATCGTACCAATGCTATTAATGATCTTCGTATAGAATTAAAAACTTACGTTGATGATTTGGTGGCAAATACTGATTCTGATTTAACTGCATTAGAGGCTGTAGTAAATACTCACCTTACAGATAGAGCTAATCCTCATTTAGTTACAAAAGTTCAAGTTGGATTGGGTAATGTCAATAATACTTCGGATGCAGATAAACCAGTATCTACTGCACAAGCTGCTTCTATTGCAGATGCTAAGGCTGCAGGTACTGCTGCTCAAAGTTCTATTGATACCCATGCTGGAAGAAAGGATAATCCTCATACCGTAACAAGAGGTCAGTTAGGATTGGATACTACCGACCAGGTAGTATTTGCTAAGACTACTGCCCCTTCTGGTTTCTGGAAAGAATCCTCAGATATTCGACTCAAATCTAATCTTAAAGATTTGAATCATACTCTGGAACAGATTTGCCAGATACCCACTAAATCATTCAATATGAATGGTAAGGAGGATGAGGGAACTATTGCTCAAAACCTTGAAGCATTGGGATTCGGTAAATACGTTGATGAGGCACCAGTAGAAAAATCCCAAGTTGATAACCCCGAGGATTTCGAAACTATAGAGATCAACGGGGAAGAATATGTACTCGTAAAACAAGTTAAATATCATAAGATGTCAACTTTGGCTATCGAAGGTATTAAACTTCTTTATGATGAGATTAAGACTTTGAAGGCAGAAATTCAAGAACTTAAATCAGAATAATATTATGGGAGAGATAGCAACTTGGAGTGCTGTCAAAACTAAAGTAGGCCTTGGTAGGGATGGTAATGACTGTCCTACCAAGGCTGAATTGTTAGCACTCTCTCCTACAGGAACGGGAGAAGATTATATTGGGTTGGAGCTATCCAATGCAAGTTCCTATGGTGATAATGAAACTGTACAGATAGAAGATGTTCATAAGGTAACTTATAAATATAATATTCATGTAATCAATCCGACTTTGAATTTCCCTGCTATCGGAGGGGTTGCTACACCGGCTTTCTTTACAGTCAGCTCTAATAAACAAAAATACCTGGATGGTGTTAAAAGTGGGTCACCAATAGGTGTAAATCATACTTATAGCTTACCATCTTGGGTATCTCAACGCGACGAGGGTTACTATGCTACTGAGAATCTAGAACTTACTGGTAGATCGGATACCGTAACTTTTATTCAAGACGAATCGGGTAAAACTGCTACTGGTACTTTTGTTCAAGCAGCAGCAACTCAAAATTGGGAGTACAGATTTGACTCTAATCTATCAGAACTTTCCTTTACAAAAATGGGAGGCACTTTCAGTATCAGGGTATCTTCATATAAGCAAGAATATAGAAATGGGCATACTTATGGTAGTACAATTAATATAAATTATACTAGAGGAAACTCTGGGGATGTTGATGGTACTGGTAATAATATACATATGAGTGAGAATAAATCTACTTCTGCCAGATATGGAACAGTTACATATACTCAGGCTGAGACTGGGAAGACATTAACCATATCTTGTACTCAGGAAGCTGGGGTTATTACTTACGGTGATATCTCCATAACTTCTAATCCTAAAGTTTCCGATATACCAGCAAGTGGAGGTACAATTAGTTCTTATTCTACTTTACCAGGATATTCTCAAACTTGGGGATGGAATGGTAACGATATGGGTGGGGGAACCATTACTTCTGGAGGTACTATTAGTTATGGTTCTGCGGTTAGTGTTGGATCTTTGGGAACTACTGCGAAAAGTAGAACTCAGGTTGGTAGTTTAAGTGGTACCATCTCTTTAAACGGTAAATCTGTTAGTGTACCCTCGGTGGCAGTATATCAACAAGCTAACCAAGTAGAAAGAGTTACTAATGGTACCCCAGTTATAAGTTTATCAGCTGGTAAGTATACTTTTAGTAATAGGGGAGATTCTACTTCTATTTATGCTAGTGTAAGTATACCAACTACTAATCATTGGACTTCAGGGGCTACTTCTACAGGCTCTAGTAGAAGTGATACACCAAGTTTAAGTATTAGTGGTTCTGGGTTTAGTTTAAGTGGTACCACCGTATCAGCTTCAGAGAACACCGGTTCAGCTAGAAGTTGTACTGTAACAGCCTCATATTCAGGTGCTACATCTAAGTCGATTACTATCGAACAAGGTGCCGTTGATATAACTTATAATTATTATTTCGAGATCTATGATAATTCTATATTGAGTACCTTTCCTGCATTGGGGGCAACTTATGAATTACCAATAACCTCTTATAAGAAAAAGGTAGTTAATGGTACAGAAACTTCTGATAATTATCCGGTGCCTATAAATACTACAAACTTACCATCTTGGTTATCCATACCTACACCAACTTACAGTAGTTATGGGTATTATGTAATAAGAGCAACTGCTTCAGAGAATACATCGGAAAGTAGCCGTAGCCATACCTTCACTGTTGTTCAAACAGAATCAGGAAGACAACTAAATGTAGTAGCTCAACAAAATGCTGGAGTGGTTACATACAACTACGTATTCAGTATAGGATAATAAAGTACAACACTGCTTTATATTTAATGTATAATTAAATAATTAACTCAAGTATTAATCTTTTAAAAACTAAGTCTATGGGAGTAGAAGTTAAAAGCGGAGGTGAAGGTGTAATAGTAGCCGACCGCGGATGTAATGATGGTTGCTGTAATCATAACTCTGGTTGGGGTTCTGGTTGGGGAGCCGTTGGTGGTGCATTGGTAGGTGGTGGCTTTGGTGCTGCTGCAGTTTCTGTATGGGATAAAATCAATGATACTAAGGCCGATATCATGGGAGTAAACTCAACTGTAAAAGATTCCCAGTATAATCTGGGAAGAGATATTGCTTCAGCATCAGGCGAGGTAATCTCTGCAGTTAATGGAGTAGGTGATAAGGTAGACGGTACTGCCCGAGAAGTTTTGAATAATCGTTTCGCAACAGAAAGAGGTCTCTGCGATTTGGGTTACAAAACTAATTCGGATATCCGGGATTCTCGTGACCAGATGGGAGCAGGATTCAATCGTGTTATGGACCGCCTCTGCAATATGGAGCATTATCAACAGAATTGTTGCTGTGAAACCAAAGGTTTGATAAAAGAAGTAAAATCAGAACTGGCTCTTCAGTTGGAACGTTGCTGCTGTGATCTTAAGAATGGCCAACAGGAAATTAAGTGTCTCATAGAGAACACCGCTAAGGATCAAGAGATTGCCCGTCTTAACCGTGTAGTTGATGCTCAGAGAGATCAAAACATTATCAGCCAGGTAGTTGCTGCTTTGAAACCGACTACAACAACTGCTTAATCTTTTGAATTAAAAGTGATAGAAAGGAGTGCATCTATTTAGGGTGTACTCCTTTTTTCGTCTATACCGAAAAACTAAGGAATTATGGAACAAGAAAAACTCACAGAATTCACTATACAAGTAGCTTTACCTGCTCCCAATGCAGAGATAGCAAAACAAGTAGCAAATAAAGCTGGTACTCATTGATCAGTTTGGATACTATCAATTCTTAAAATTGGTAGACTTCATGGAAAAGAATCCTGGAGCAGTATCTTTTGGTTTAAACTTAATAAATAGGAAGTGACATGGAAGAATTGATTTTTCAAAAAGTACAGAAAGGTGATATAATCTTCACCTTAGAGAAAGACCGTAGGTCTGGTTACCCAATCTTTGATCAAGCCAGAGTATTAAAAGTTGGTGAAAGTAAACCCATGGCCTCTAATGGCAAAGAGGGTTTTGTTAATAGTATCGAATTAGTAATCCAAGATTCAATATCTCAAGTTACCCTCTACTTACCAACAAATGTGAATGAGGGTATTTATAATGGTATATATTATACTACTAACCTTGAGAATATTATAAATGAGGTAGCTATGCAAAAGCAGAATGCCTTAAATATCTTAAATAATACATCGAAATTCGAGGCTATTGTTTCTGAATGTGATAATATTCTTGGTTCTATTAATCAACAGTTAGCTCCCAATAAACCAGCTCCTGAGTTTGAAGAGTTTAAGTTATCTATGGATGAAAGGTTAACTAATCAAGAAACTCTTTTATTGAGGATTGCTAAAGAATTGGGATTGGATAAACCTAAACAACAATAAGAATTATGCCAAGTAAGTCGGTTAATATTACACTATCGACTCCAATTGGTCCTCTAGAAATATACGTAGATAAACGAGAACAAGCTCGTGCAGCAAAGTTGATTGCTAAAACCCCAAGTATCTTAAACAAAGGCTATGCGAAAGGTACCGAAAGGTTTGGCAATCAACTTCTTCGTATAGTAAGACGAAGTTTAAATACTGGTGTACCTCCAAGAGGTTCTAACGTATCTTGGCCACCCCATGCACCTGGGACTATTAGGAAATATGGTGATCATACTATGTTACACCTTACGGGTCAATATGCCAGATCAGTTACTTTGGTAAAAGGTAGAAAACGAACTTTTGTGGGATTACCAATTGGAATAAGGAAGATTACCCATACTGGTAAGACTTCTAGAAAAACCCTAAACCAGATAGCTATCATGTTAGAGTATGGTAGTAGAGATGGTAATTTACCTCCTCGTCCTTTATGGGGTCCTGCTTATAAAGCAGCTGGTGGAAAGAAAGGCCTTATGAAGGAAATACGTAATGCAGTTAGAAACGAAATAAGAAAAATATAATGGCAAAAGATTTTGATATATCTCCCTTATCTGGTATTGGCCCTGCTACAATTACTGTAAAACCCAAATCGGTTAATGATTCGGAATCGATTAGGGACCAAGTAATAAAGGTAGTAGTTCAGGGAGTAGAAAGGGAGATTACTTTAGTACAAAAGGGTGCTCCGCCTTCTGTAGAAACTTGGAGGAGTTTTCTTCGTATCGAACCAACGAGTTTAGATCAATTTACTGGTTCTAAGAGAAATGAAACCAAAGAATTATCGGTATATAGTTATGAACAGAAATACGTAAATGATCAACCTCAAGAGGTATATCGTTCCATAAACTTTTCAGTTGAAGGTAATTCAGATTGGTTAGATATTACTACAGAAGTTGGCGATGGTAATAACCCTGGAAAGGTTATTTTCAAAACTCTTTCATATAACCCAACTTATAATCCATCAACTTATGTACCATTATCCAGAGAAGTTCCAGTAAGGATAGTACAGAATTCTGGGGATAGACTATCCGTAGATCTAACCATAGTTCAAGGTCCTGGAGAACGAACGGAAGCCTATGGTTTCGAGCCCACTCCTCATGCAGGGCATGGCTTTGCCAATCAAAATGCTTCTAAACAAGTAACTGTTCAGGGTTATGAGTATATTAACATTAATGGTACTGAAGTATCTAAGTCTGTTAAACCCTTTAAAATACCTACCATAGCTGAACATAAGACTGGTAACTTTGGAATAATAGGTCAGGACCCTGTACAATGGGAAGCTTATATTACTGATTATCCCTCGAGTGTAGTAAACACTTTCATTAATCAAATGACTTGTGTAGTACACTTTAATAGTGCTATGGCAGGTGGAACTATTAGTGTTACTTGGGATGCCTCTTTTAGTTCCAATGGGCAAACCAAAACTGGCAGGTTTATTTTGGTAAATACATAACAATATGGTAAATTCAGAGGAAGTAGTTGAAAGAACTTTCTATATAAGTTTACTCAACGTATTATTGAAGAATGGTCTTACCTTAAATCCTGAAGATTATTTACCGCTCTCTCCACAGAATGAGAAAAGATTCCTTGAAGATATGAATGGTATGAAAAAGTTCATACCTCTTTGGGGAGTAAGTAATAATCAGGTAAAGGGTCCTAAGACACTCCCTCGTATAACTCTGGAATTACAGGGGTATTACTCGGGAGATATTGGAATAGAAAAATACATTATCGGTGATAAGTTAGAAGACGGTAATTATCAGTCTTCAGAATTCCCTTATGAAACTAAGGATATCACTATTGATGTACACCTCGTTTCTCAAACGCAAGCAGATATGAGATTACTACATAATATATTATACACTGCTTTGCCATCGAGAGGATACATAAGACCCTATTTCAATGATTTAGAAGAATGGGAGGAGGGGAGAATTGCTCCAACTGGGAATCTATTTATTGAAATAGGTAACTACTATGACCATCCAGATGTAGAACATGGGATATTAGAGAAAGTATACACTTATACTTGTAAGGATGGTATACTTCCAGAGAAAGCTTTGGAAGATGGTGCTCTTACATCTATAAAAGATATTTCAGTTCTCATGGGTTTAGTAGAACAAAACGAAAAAGATCTGTTAGAATTAAAAGTACCTAATCAATAGGACGATACTCTAGGGTATAAATTAAACAAGTAATAACTTTAATCATATAAGAATATGCCAACTTCACCTCATGTAGATTTTAAGTTTAAGAATAACAATGTTCTTCAAACTACTCCTATGTTAGGAGTTTCTTGTGTATTGGCTAGAACTACTAAGGGCCCTTATGATGACCCATCAGAAATCATCTCTACATTCTCTCAGTTCCAAAGAATCTATGGTTCTGAAATTGTACCCGATGGTTCTGTATCAAATATCGAAAAGGCTTTGCAAGGTGGTTCTAAGCTTCGTGTTATTCGAGTGCTTGGTAGGGGAGCTACTCAAGGTACAGTAGCTGCAACTGCAGGTAAAGCTAAAACAGTTGCTAAATCCGAAGAGGAAGGTATAGCACCTGCTTCTGCTACTCCAGACCCTGCTACTCCTGCAGCATTGATAACCATTGCTTCTGGGGGAACTACTTATAGTTTGGGATTGGTAACCAAAGGTTATGGAGACCCAATCGGTAGTACTGATACCTTCCAGGTAGGTTTCTATAAACAATCCAATACCTTGTATTATAGAATCTATTCAGGCAATGGCCAGGTACTTGAACAAGGTCCGGTAGTAACTTATAAAACTGCCGATGATAACAATAATACTTCGGTAGATTACCTTGCTCTTAGTGCCTTTGCTAAGAACTCAGAGTATATCAAACCGGTAGTAGTTGCTGGTTCATCTTTTGAGAACTTAATCAAATGGCTTACCGATAGTGTAGATGGTACAAAAAATGCCGTTACTGTAACAGTTGGGGGAGCAGCTCCTTCAGATACCGAGAAACTATTTACCGGTACCGTAGGTAGTGCTGGTTCTAACCCTACTGCTGATGAATGGGTCGCTTCATTGGATTTAGTAAGGGACTACACTGACTTTTACCAATTATTCATTTCCCATATCTCTCAACACCTTACTACTGATGCTGATGTACTCAAGGTATATAAGGCTGCTGCAGATATGGCAAAAGAATTGATGGAATGGGTACTGTACATAGAAGTCCCAAAACACTTAACCCATTACACTCAGGGTACTCAACCAAGAGACTATAAAGCTCAGGTTACTTGGGTACAGACTTGTCTTGGTACCGTGGGTAATTCCAAGTATATTGCTTACTTTGGAGGTGGCCTTAAGTACTACAATGAGAACGGCAATCTTCAAGATTCTGATGTAGTAGGTACCATTGCAGGTTTGGGAGATGCTTCTGCTACTCAATATGGTCCTTGGAAATCCTTTGCTGGTATGAACCGAGGAGTTATTGGAGATGCAGTTGGACCTGTATGCCCAAATTATGGTTCTCCTTCTCGATATAATGAACTGAACACACTTGCTCAGAATTATATCAATGAGATGGTAATCAAAGATACTCCCGATGCCGGTAAACAAACCATGCTATGGCATTGCTTCTCTTCTCAGGTAAAACAGGATTCAGAAAGATTCCTTTCAATCGTAAGATTGAATTTGTATTTGAAGAAGTTCCTTCGTCCAGTACTTAACAAGTATTTGGAAGAACCAAACGTTTGGAGTACTTGGAAGAGAATCTGGTTGGAAGTTAAACCTACTCTAGATTCTTTGGTAGACGAAGATGCTATGACCGAATATACCTGGATGGGTGACCAAGATGCAACTTCTTGGGATGACCTCTCGGTAAATAACGAAGCAGATGCTCGTCAAGGTAAGTACCGAGTTATCCTTAAGTATAAGGATGTAGTTCCTATGCAGGAGGTAACTATGGAGATTGTAATTGATGCAGCTTCTAAGGCAGTATCAATCGTAGAAACAAGTAATAACGCTTAAATACTTATAACAATGGGAGCAAAAGTAAAAAATCCACGGAAGAAATTCTTGTGGAGTATCATGTTCCCCAAACACCCTATCAATACTTATCTATTTCAAAGTTGTACTTTGCCAGATATTGAAATTGACCAGGTTGCTCACGGGGACGTCAATAGAGACGTTAAAACTGCAGGTAGGGTTACTATAGGTAATCTTATCGTAGAGAAACTTATGACTACTGCAGGTTCTGATACATGGCTTCATGATTGGCTCTATGCTTGCCAAGACCACATAGTTGGTGGTGGCTTAGTACCAAGTCAATATTGGGAAACGGCTATTGTGAATGAACTTGCCGAAGATGGAGTCTCGGTTCTTAATACCCACGTCTTCGAAGAGGTATGGCCATGTAAGATTACCGGCTTAGACTTGGACAGAATGGCTTCAGAGAATACCATTGAGTCCATAGAGTTCTCAGTTGGTACTGCAGATAAATACTAATTCCTTAGTCTATTTTCACTAAGATTCGGTGGAGGGGTGGGATTCCTGTGATAGGAGCTCACCCCTTTCTTGTTGTTATACGGAGTACTATGAACATTTGTAAACATTAAATATATCAAAATTATGGAATTTAGAACATTTAGATTTACCGGACCCTCTGGTTTCGAATATGAAATTAGAGAACAGAATGGAGCTGATGAAGATATTCTCAGTAACCTTTCAGACATGAAAACTTTAATGAACCTTACTAAGTTCATTGCAGCAATTGTAATTAGAACTAATGCTACACCCAATGGGAAATTAACCGTAGATGATGCTCTTAACTTACCCGTCAATGACCGTTATGCAATCATCTTTAATTCTCGTATATTCTCACTGGGAGAGGAAGTAGAATTTGAATATGACTGGGGTAAAGAGAATGGAGGTAAAGTTACTTATGGCCAAGACCTTCATGAGTTCCTTTTCGATTATTCAGAAATACCAACCGATAGTAATGTATTCGATGAAAAACCAGATGCCATTCCTTATTATCCAAAGGGTATTCAATTAGTAAATCACGAATACCTTCTTTCATCAGGTAAGAAAATCAAATTCGATTGTATGACTGGTAAGGGAGAACAAGAGTTCATGAAGTTACCCTTGGATAAACAAACTAAGAATGCTCCTCTACTTTGTCGGAACCTTTACTTAGAGGTGGATGGTAATTGGGAGAAGGTAGAAAACTTTACTCCATTTACTGCAAAGGATATGGCTGAGATGAGAAAATATATCTTATCTATTGACCCTATTTTCAAGGGTGAATCTCATATTACTAATCCTACAACTGGAGAAGAAAGAACCTATCCTATAGTTTGGGCACCGAATTTTTTCTACCTGACGGAAGAGTAATGTTAGAGAGTGATTTTGTTTATATCACCAGAGCCGAGATAGCCTTAGACTATTTCGGCTTTTTACGTCTTCCGTACCGAATAAGAAAAATATTCAAGGAAATGGCCGAACAATATTATAAACAATTAAAGAAAAGAAAATAAATTATGAATACCAGTAGGAGTATAGTAGAGGTCGGTGTTGCCATGGTATTAAAAGACCGATTCTCTCAAGAGGCTGGCAAGATATCTGGGTCATTCAGAACTATGATGAATGACATGAGTACCTGGAATAGAGGTATACAGATGTCAGCTTCTAATACAATGGACTTCGGAATGCAGCTCGTAGGGGGAATGGCAAGGGCCTATAAATACTCTGCGGGTGTTCAGAATGAAGTTTGGACTGCTTCGAAAATTGCTGGTGCTACCATTGCAGAACAAAGAGAAATGTTACAATTGGCAAAAGATGTCAATGAGATAACCCCTCTTACTGCTTCTGATGTTGCATCAGGACAAAGATACCTGGCTATGGCAGGTAATAAATTCGATGCTATTAAGGAGATGATTGGGCCAGCATCTAAGCTGGCTTCAATCTTTACAATGCCAGTGGGACAGAAAGGTGGTGTAGCTGACTTGATGACTAATATCATGTCAATGTACCAAATCCCAATGGGGGAAGCCGCTAGAGTAACCGATGACTTATATACTGCAGTTACTAATGCAAATATATCTTTGACAGACTTAGCCCAGTCCATATCTTATGCAGGAGCAGATATGGCAACTGCTGGAGTAGACCTTCGGCAAACGGCTGCTGCCATTGGTGTATTGGGGGATATGGGTATACAGGGTTCTATGGCAGGTACCTCACTGGCTAATATGATTCGTTACTTACAACTCTCTCTTGTTAATCAAAAAAAGAAAGGCTATAACGCTTTAGCAGACTTGGGCTTAAGTCCAGATGAATTCTTCGATGCTCAAGGTAACCTTATAGACCTTTACACTATTTATCAGAAGTTTGCTAAGGCAGCAGTAGATTTACCTTCACGAATAGAAACTCCAACTTTCTTCAATATATTCGGGGTTCGTGGTAATCGAGGTATGCTTCCAGTACTTCGGGATATTGCTTCTGGTAGAGATAAGATGGGTAAGATACTTGCAACCTATGACCAAAACTTGGGGGCAGTAAATCGACTTAATGAAGAACGTCTTAAAACCGATGCTGGTGTTATTGACCAATTCGAATCAAGTCTAGAAAACTTAACTGTTACTGCAGGAGCAGCTTTGGGTAGAATATTTACCCCAGTACTTAATGTTGGCAATTCACTTGTAAAGATAATAAATTCTATTTCTGAGACTTGGGTTGGTGGCTTTGGTCTTAGGGTAGGGGCTACAGCAGTAGTGGTTGGCACTATTGTTGCAGGGTTCAATACTGTAAGAGGTATCATTAGGTCTGTTGGGTATTTACAGACTATTGCTACTGCTTCTACTGAAGGTATGTCTGCTGCAGCAATAAAAACTAATACTCAATTTGCCCTTATGGAAGCTCACATGGTAAGTATGGTTAACCTTATGAGAACCATGGTCCAATTACAAATGATGTCAAGTGGTATCGGTATGAATAGAGCTGGTAGATTTTATAATACCAAAACCGGTAGATATGTTAAAACACCCAATCCAGGGATGTCCCCAGCCACTTCACTTATTGGGGGTGTAGTTGGAGGTACTGTAGCTAACCAAGCTGGTAAACAAGCTGCTAAAACTGTTGCTACTAAGGGTTTAGCTTCGGTAGGTGGTAGGTTATTGGGATTACTTGGTGGACCTTGGGGATTAGCAATTACTGTAGGTCTTCCTTTATTAATTGAGGGTATTAGTTACCTTAGTAATTCAGTAGATAGGAATACTGAAGCTCAGAATAAAGAGAAAGAAGACCCAACTACTATCCGAGCTCAAAATGAAGAGAAATTTATTAACGCTGTTAGATTAGCCATCAAGGAAGGCATGAGAGATTCTCGTATCAATATCTCTGTAGATGGTCAAACAGTTGGAGATTATGCTCCAGGTTCTCAACAAGATTTTACTGGAGCAGCATTTGTAATGGGAATATAAAATTAAAACACTATGGCTAGAGTATTAAATAAAGCAGCAGGTAAGGTTGTTGAAAAATACAATGATCTTACAAGGGATACGGCCGGTGTTCTTACTGGTCCTTTAAATAAGCTATGGAGAGCTCGGATATTACTTAACCGAGCTACTTCATTTCTTCCGAAAGATGATGCTCCAAAAGGTAAACTCTATACTCCAAATGGAGTAATTGGGGAAGCTCAAATATCATCTAAGAACCCAGTTCTAAATAAACAGCTCCAAGCTAAATGGAGAATGGAATTACAATTTCCAAGATTAGAAGAAGGTGAAGGGGTAGACCCAGCAAAAGGGAATAAGAATACCACTAATTACAGAAACTTTGAGGCTAAAGCCGATATCATATATCAGAATGAGGTAAGAATATACAATATGACCGTTAACCCTACTCAGTATATCACCTTACAGAATAGACCTCCAGAGTTGGACTTCAGGGGAGAAACCACATGGGCAACTATCAAATCCATGGGAAGGAATACCCCTATGTATCACTTTACTGGTGCTGAGGACATCATTCAATTCAATGTATCTTGGTACTGTAATGACCCAGAGAATCCAGAGGAAGTAATTAATAAGTGTAGGTTATTAGAGGCCTGGACTAAAGCTAACGGTTATCAATCAGCTCCGCCTATTGTTAAGATTGAGTGGGGGGATTCGGGTATATTTGATAATCACAACTACATCCTTACTTCAGCAATCTATACTCTGAAGAACTTTCAGAATGGCTATCGAATAAGAGTACCTGGAAAGCCAGCTACTTTTGGTAATGGTAGGTTATTGCCTGCAGCAGCAACCCAAGAATTGATATTCAAGAGAGTAAGTGCATATAACTTATCCTATGGAGATTTTATAAATTCCGATTCACTTAAAAAGACGGGAGGTATTAAATATGATTGATGTTAACCAATATCTAAAAGGAGCTAGTCCATATAATAATGCCTATGCTCTGAAATATAACGATGGAGATTATTCCTTAGAAGCTAAACCTCCAGTAGTACCCGAGTCTCCTAACGATATTCAGCATACTGTTAAAGATGGAGAAACTTTGCAGAACATTGCTTTTAGATACTACAGGGATTCAGGTAAATGGTACATTATAGCTGAAGCTAATAAGATACTGAATCCTTTTAAGGAATTAGAAATGGGAACCCTAATAAGAATACCGACTTATGGCAGCTAAACAGAAACCCATATTATACAATGGGATGGGTCAACCATATTTGGCCCTTTTCAATTTTGGAGGTATGCCCATAATGAACCCCATTACAGGCATACCACTTGGAGCGTATATAAGTACCTGGAGTTATAAATATGATGAAGAGAAAGAAAACTTAGCTACCCTTACTTTTGATACGGGTAATCCTGATACTGTAGACATTGCTGATATTCAAGAGAACCAAAATATTTGTCTTCAGTGGGGATATATATACCCAGATGGTCAATTCATATCTGGGCCTATAAAAATAATTAAGGTAAGAGAATTCGAAGCAGTATTCGATTCTACAGGTACTCATGTAACTATTAAGTGCATTGACTCTTCTGGGGATTTAAGGTATCAACCTGCCTATGTCCATTCGGATATGGAAGGTTATAAATTATCTACCTATTTAGACAATGGTTGTGGGAATGCTACTGGTGTAATCATAGAAATATTTCAGTAATGGAACAACAGATAATAAGTAATAAAGTATACGAGTCACTACAAGTACCTACAGAGAATACCCGTACTACTACTGGTAAAGTACTTTATGCTAACAAATACAGTGGCATAGCTGAAGTAGCTATGCCAGAAGATTTGAAAGCTTTGATTGATAGTGACTTTGGCTTGGTGGGTAAGAACGTCTTAGTTCAATTAGAACAGAAGATGAAAGGGTACACTAATGGCCCATGGTATGTAGATTCAAGAGATGGTGTTATTTACATACACAATAGGAAATTCAATGAAGAACCAGTATGTACTTATACCTATCAAGGAGAGAATGGAGAAGTACTCAGAGTATCTTTTGCTACTCAGAAAATAACTAAAAGAGTTAAAGCAGTATTAGCCCCATCTTTAGACCCAGATAGTAAGGATTTATCTGTATTATCAACTAATATAAATGAACCCGAGGATAAACCTCCATTAGCTTTAAGACCAGTAGTAGCTCAAGTAGATAATACTGAGGTATCTAATATTACCAGTAATGGATGGGAAGATCATCAGAGTCATCCTACTACTCCTACAGAGGTAATGGATGCTTGGGACACTCAGCTTCAGTATAATATGGAAAAAACTGCAGAATATAAAAAGAGGGTAGAGGAATATGAAGCAGTTGGTCCAGTAGGTGCTTATGAAGCAGGTAAGCAAAGAAAATTTGATGAGATGTCTACTGAAGAAGTACGAGCTACCATTAATCAAGCAGCTAACGAATTACCTGATGATAAGAAGAATGCCCTTAAACAAGTGTTAAGAAATTCTAAGAACGGTAAAGAATTAGAAGCTAATCTTAAGAAATTATTAGAGTACGAAAGATACCTTTTCGAAGATGAAGATGGTATGGAGTTTATGGTAGAAGAATATGTAGACCCTTTAGACTATGACCCAGAAGGCTATGCTTCTAAACAGGCGGGAGCAGGTATAGCTTCGGGTATCAATTTCCAAATGGGAGTACTACCGGCATCAGAGAGGGGTTTCGAAGCTTTAGATAAAGACCCCTATACTGAAGTATTATCTGGTATGGAGATTGATTACAATAAACATTACGGTCAAGGCCAATACGGTAAGAAGGTTAAGGTAAGGCATATGAAAAGGGTAAATCTCAAAGTACCCCTTTATAAACTTTACCATAATTTATTTAGTAGATATGGGGGAGCCGATAAATATGCTTGGGCAGCTAATGCTAATGCCAATGGTGGTTTAAAGCAAACTGAGAAAAGATTAGTATGTCAACTTCAGGTAGTGGGTAGACCTATGCTAGCAACTTCCCAAATAATTCGTATAGATAATGTAGGGAAAAGATGGTCAGGTCTTTGGTATATAAAACAATGTACTCATTCAATGGATGCTGGGCAAGGTTACATAACTAATATGGAGTTAGTAAAGAATAATTCCAAATCTGGTTCTGTAACTTCTAAGACCGACTTATCTACCCAAAATATCGTAGCCAATGATGCTAAAGCTAATGCTAAAACCAGTAAGGGCCAAGATAAAAAAGCCTTAAGCACTTCTCAGAATCTTAACCTTAATTTTACCTATAATGAGAAGGTATATTATAATGAACATTTCTTGAATGGTAATGGGGACATTATTGATATCAAGGGTCAAGCTGAATTCATTCGAAAGAAAGCTTATTATACGGAAGTAAATGCTGATAATCCTCAAGCCTTAGCAGAAGGCATAGTATTATCTACAGGTAATACGGTTACCTCTAAGGGTAAGCTAGTTCCTGGTAAGATATCAGTTAAACAAATCCAAGTGCCTGAAGATTATGGGGTTAAGTTTAATTATATGGCCATAGCTAATCGAGTATATCGAGACATAGCTAAAAGGCATAAGCGAATAGCAAGTCAAATCTATGTAGAAAAATAAGGATATGAGTTACGAAACCGCAAAGATAATAACCGATGAAGGCTTAGAGGGTCTTGGTCGGTATTACTCTGTTTATCGAGGCATTGTTATTGATAATGATGATGTAGAGAAACACATGAACAGAGTAAAGGTATGTGTTCCAGAGGTAATGGGGGGAGTATTTGCTTGGGCATATCCTAAAGGACAGCATGGCTCAATCAGTTCGGGTTTTAAATACTTAGCTCCTAAAGTAGGAGATACGGTATTTGTTACTTTTGAATTCGGAGATCCCACTAAACCACTCTGGGAATACCATGGTTGGGGGATGAGCCAAGTACCTCAACCTTTAGATGGCCCAAATAAAATGGGGATAGTTACTCCTGAGGGGAACTTAATAATCATAGATGATGATAACGGAGAACTCAATTTACATTTTAATGGGCCTGTAAATGTTCGTTCGGAGAAAGAAATAGTAATAAATGCTGAGAGTGATATAAATGTATCTTCAGGTGATTCAGTGATACTTAATACTGGAGAGAACGGGGGAGTAATCAATATTTTTCAATTAACCGAAAAACTAAATCAAACTATCCAAGAACTAGAACAACTTCGTAGTATGTTCAATTCTCATGTACACTCAGGTGTAACTACTGGACCAGGTTCTTCGGGTCCAACTTTAACTCAAGTAACTAAACCTTTCTCACAATTCGTTGTAGACGATTATGAGGATAAAACCTGCATACACTAATGGAAAAGAATTACTTTACAGACTTAGTTGGTATAGGTGTAACTTACCCTATTCAACTTACAACCAATGAAAATGGGGAAAGAGGTTGGTACCCAGTGAACGGAGATTTCAAACTTATCAGAGATAATATAAGTTCAATATTATACTACATGATAGGCCAGAGATTTCGACAGGAAAACTTTGGTAGTAAACTATGGCAATGTATTGAGGAACCAAACTCACAAGCCCTAAGTTTTATAATTAAAGAGTTTTTAAAACAAGCCATAGGTGCTTGGGAACAGAGAATAACCTTCCAAAATATCACAGTTACTAGAGTTGATGCAAAAATACACATAGAAGTAACATATGTAATAAATGGAACAAATTCTAGTCAGTACCTTGATATCACCTATGATAGGTCAGATAATTCATTAAATACACAATAATATGGGAATCACAAATAAATGGCTTAACCCATACCAGAGGTCTTATCAACAGATTAAGGCTAAGCTGGTTGAATCCCTTATGGGGCTTAAAGACCCTCAAGGTCAGAAACTCATAACGGACTATTCGGAGGGGAATATCTTAATTATCATCCTCTCATTGTTTGCGGCAATTGCCGAAGTACTTCATTACTATGTAGACAACATGGCAAGGGAAACCTTCCTATCTACTGCAAGGAGGTATGATTCGGTAGTTAAACATGGGGCTTTGGTAGATTATCATGCTCGAGCAGCAATTGCTGCTACAGTAGATGTAATCTTATCTCGAAGCATTACTGGTAACTCTATTGGGGCCAAGTTAACTATACCTCAGGGTACTCTATTTACGGATTCCAGTGGTAATTCTTGGTTATCTGCTAGGGATGTAACTTGGTATTCAAATGTAACCACATGTAAAGTACCCATAATTCAACATGAGAAATATACTGCAAGTGCTCTTAATAATATGCTAATACCTACTGGAGACAGGGTAATAATTCACCTCGGTACCTTACCAAATGGTAAGTACTATGAACAGGGATCTATGTCTTTACAGATAGGTGGGGAAACTTGGGTATTAGTAGATACTTTTGCAAAATCTAAACCTACAGACAAACACTTTATGGTTTCAGTAGATGAGGCACTTAACCCTTACATAATGTTTGGGGATGGTACATTTGGTAAGAAGCCTTCAGCAGGTGCAAAGATAACCAATGTAGTATTCTACTTAACCAACGGTACTCAAGGTAATGTAAAGAGTAATACCATTACTTCTGTACCCTCAGTAATCTCTTCTTCAATTACTGATGCTACGGTAAGTAATGCTTATGATGCTGGAGGTGGTTCAAACTACGAGAACTTTACCATGCTTAAGGAACATATACCCTTGAGTGTAAAGACTTTGGGAGTAGCAATTACCAAAGAGGATTTCGAAAGTTTGGCTATGTTGGTTGATGGGGTAAACAAAGCTAAAGCCGATTATGAATGTGGTAGAAAGCTTACAGTATATATTAGTCCTGATGGTGGAGCTGTTGCTTCTTCTGAATTAATAAATAGGGTATACAACCTATTATCTCAAAGGGCACCTATGACTACTTGGTTAAAGGTTAAATCTGCAGGCAAGGTTCAGATTATTCTAGAGATGGAAGTTACTGGTAAGAAGTCTTATAAGACTCCAGAGATACAAACTCAAATTCTTACGGCATTATATAATGCTTATTCTCCGGAGCAAGCTCAAATAGGAGGAAGCGTAAGAGTATCAGATATCTATGCCCTGATAGATAATCTGTCAACCGTAGATTACCTTCACCTTACTAAGTTCTATATTAAACCTTGGCCTACTACCATCTATGGTAATAAAGAATTGAACCTGGGTCAGTTTAAGTTGAATAAGGCTAAAGGGTCTATGACTTATTATATCACCTTCAATTCATCTACTACCTTTACAGTACGTTCTGTATCGAATGGGTATATGGCTACTGGTACCGTGGGTAATTCTATACAGATAATAGACAAGGCTAATGGTTTTGACTTCTCTTTGGATATTCAGAACAATAGCTATCAGTCTGGTTATAGGTATTCTATTACGGTATCAGAACCTAACCATGACTATGAAGATCCTGGCTTTAACTTACCGGTATTCGAAGATGCTTCACAATTAACATTAACCGTTAACGAAATAGTTTAATATGATAAACCTCAAAAACCTAATCGATTTTTTACCTTTCGAGTATAAAGATCAAGATACTTATAAGGTAAACGGTAAAGGCATTCTTGAGAGGTTTCTAGAGATTTGCGGAGAGCATTTTGAAGATTATATTACTAAGGATATAGATAATATTCTGGATATTATCGATATAGATAAAACTCCAGATATGTATCTTAATTTTCTTTGGCAATTTCTCGGAGAAATGCCCTTTGCTTACGGGAACACCATAGATGCTACCAAATGGGCAGAGTATTTCAATGGATTTTACTCTGATAGTAAACTACAAGAATTGTCAAAGCTTTGGATAGTACCCAAGGAGGGACCTTTTACTTTGACCAGTACTCAAGTAAGAAATATCCTAAAGTATTCGGTATCTTTATTTAAGATACGAGGTACCACTGAATTTTTTGAGATAATGTTAAGACTGTACGGTTTAACCTGTACAGTATCTGATCCTTCTAAATCCGATGCTTATGATGGATGGATAAAAGGACACCCATATTTTGATGAAGAAAGTTACTTATACGATGATAGTAATTACGATAATACCTTTAATTGTTCTCAGTGTATCCCAGTAACTTTTAATATATCCGGTCATGGGTATACCTCTAATTCTGATGATTTTAAAAAGTTTAGGGAAGCCATAGAAAGTTTCTTCAAAAGATTTATACCTTATCATGTATCTTTTAATCTACAGTATGGGTTTACAGTTGATGATGGGTATTCTATTAAAGCTGAGTTAGTAAATCCAGATAAACCGAATTTGGTAGTTTCTGAAGTATATGAGGTACCAGTAGTTGTAACCGTTAGCTCTAATTGGGGTAAGGCAGATTTAAGATACCAAATCTCTAGTGATCAGGTTAATTGGGGATATACTAAACATCCAAGTGGTTCTGTATTTAATATACCTAGAGCTGGTACTTATTATTTCCGAAGCGTTGGAGATAATACTAAAGTAACTTCTATAACTGTAGGTCACGAGTTTTATAATAAGGTTTATTCTATATCATGTGACCCAATTGTAGATCAGATTACTCCAGGGAATCTTAGAGTATATACTACCGTGATCGCTAACCTTCATTATAAAAACCGAGTAACTTCTTGTAGAGTTAGACTTAGTGGTACAGATCAAATAAAAGATTCAGGTAGGGTCTGGGAATTTACTGAGCCGGGTACTTATACCTTTGAGATAGTAGAGTTTCCAGTAAAGCAAACTAATTTCATAGTAAGTAGAACTCCTATAACTTATAGGGTAATATGTACTCCTCCAGAATTTAGAATAGGGGATAATCAAACTATTCGCGATGCTTCTACATTATTAACAGTAGAATCTAACTACCCCAGTTCAGTAGTAGGTGATCTATATTGTAGATTACTTAATGATACTAAGATATTCAAAAGTGGTGAAAGGTTTATTGCAAGTAGCCTTGGTACTTATAAATTCAAGTGTACTCTTGATACTCGAGAATCCGATGAGGGAGTTGGTATTTTTGAGGTAGTTTCAGGTAGAACTACTATTTATAGAGTAACTACTGACCCAGATATTTCTACACTGTATGATGATTCAGCAAAGACTACTGTATTTATTCAAAGGATTTCCGGTAATGGTACTGATTACCGAGTTAGGGTAGTAGAAACAGGAGAAGAATTCCAAGCTTTAAATGGTTATGTGTATACCACTAAAAAAGCTGGGACTTATACTTTTCAATCAGTAGCTTATCCTTCTGCTAGTAGTATATGGGTAGTAAGAAATGCTCCAGTAGTATATAAGAATAAGTTGAGAATTGTACCAAAAGATAGTACAGACCCAAGTTGGTTAGAGCCAGATTGGAGTTTACCAGAGGACCAGATAGATGACATCTATGCAGTATATGCTTTATTAGATTCTACCTCTGCCTGTAAGTTTTCACTTGAAGAATTAAAAGATGGAGGTATTATGAAGGGTTCTGTAACTTGTTCAGAAACTGGCCAATCTTATAATCTGAATAGTGATATAGTTTTAACTAAAGCTGGTACTTATACCTTTATTGCTGATGATGGGTCATTCTTACAATGTCAAGTCATCCTTAAAGATTACCCAACAATCATAGAGTTAACCATTACTCCAGACTATGCAGAATTAAAGGGTAGTATAAAGCAAGCTTCTTGTATTATTAAGTGTGAATCTAACAAGCCAGATTTTGATAGTAGAATCAGGGAAGTGGGTAAACAAATTACTTATGATGCAGGTGGGGCAGGATATCAATTTGTAACTTCACAAGCTGGAGAATATACTTTTGAATCTGTAGCCGATACCTCTAAAAGAAAAACTTTCTTAGTGGTAGATGCCGATTTATTAAGTGTAAATCCCCGTAGGTTAGAATGGGAACATGATGACCTATCAGAAAAGACTTTTAGTATAAACACTTATAGTAATCAAGATTGGACAATAGAGGAAGTATGATAAACAGTATAGATAAAATTACAGAAACAACATCCCAGTCTTTATTTAAGACTTTTACAGTGGGACTACTCGGAGAATGTACTCAAATTTTATATGACTTGAGATGGATGATACTACTTGCCATTATCTTAATATTATCAGATTTATGGTTTGGTATATCTGTAAGTAGAGTTCATAGTATAGAAATTAGAAAATCTAGGGCAGGAAGAAGAACTCTAAATAAGTTAGTAGATTATATATGTTATATACTATTGGGTGCTGTACTTGGAAAAGCATTAGGTGAACCTTATGGGATAGATCCAATAGTTGTATCAATAACAGTAATGGTACTATGTTACTGTTTCGAAATTGATAGTATATATGGTCATATATGTGAAATACATGGTATTAAAAAACGGTATAGTGTATGGAAGATTCTCTTCAAATTAATTACCTTTAAGTTCAAAGATTTAGGAGAAGCTTTCAAGGATATGGCAGAACAGAAAAATAACTCTAAAACTAAGGATAATGAAAACTTATTTTAAATACGAAGGCATTATTAAATCTAAGGAGGCAGCAGAGGCAATTGCTGCTCCTTCTGGTTTAGGACCATTCTGTGGCTTTGGTTCAGCAAATATAAACGGTAACCAATTAGTGATCTCTCCTCAAGGCTCTACAAGTAATAAGTATGCTAATGTAATTAAGGATAAGATTCTTGCAAGGTACATGACTAAAGTTGCTGAAGATGGGGAATTACCTGATATAAACTTTGGATGTATCTCAAGGGATGGGTATGTATTTATATCTGATGAATCTTCTATGACAATAGAAAATATCCTTGGTACTCAAGGGTCTACTGAAGAAGTATTATTATTTGCAGTACATACTGTCATCTCAGAGCCAGTAGATAATCCAGTAGAGTTTGTAGCCTATTGGAATGAATCATCACAAAGTTTCTATGATTTGTATAAGAAATCTGTAGATGTATATTACCCTATCGCAGATGAGAAACGTACTCCAAGTATAATGGACGATGTATATCAGAATCCAGATATTTCATTAAACAATCTGCTTTTAGTAGTAGAAACTGCTTGCCCCTATTATAAAAACAATAAAAGAACCTCGGTATTAATAGGTATCTATGGTAATGGTACTGATGCAATGACTAAAAGAAATGAGAATTTTGCCATTGTACCCTACCAAGGCAAGTTCCAAGAACTACCCTTTACTACAGCTACCTATAGTTCTATAAAGGAATCAATTAAGAGAACCGAACAAATTAATACAGGTTTTCCAATAACTGGTACTGATGGGACTAGACAAAATATTAAGCAATACATAGATGCCGAAATAGAGAAGGTTCGAAAAGAATTCGCTAATTCTCTTAGTACTGCAAATCTCCCTATCGGTTCGATTATATTATGGGAATCAGATGTTATCCCAGATGGATGGGCAGAATATACCAAAGCTTCAGGTAGAATGGTATTAGGTTATCAAGCTGGAGGTATTCAAGTTGGAGATGATACTTTACTGCAGAATGTCGGTGATTTCTATACGCCTACCAGTGGAGGGTACTTGATTAAGATAAAAGGCGATGATTTACCGAAACACAGGCATTCAGTTGGTTTGGGAAGGTTTATGTATGATAATGATTCTGAAGCTAAAGGGTGTACAGTCAGAAATTATAATTTGAGAGATACCAGTTTAAATGGGCAAGTTGGTCAATATGGAAATAATGCTCCTGGTCAAGTAGCTCAAAATGGTGCAGTAGAAACTAGCTGGAACCTTATTGGGGAATCCTATACTACAGAAGTAACCAAGGATACCTTATCACTAGAAAAATTGCCCCCGACTATAACATTACGTTATATACAAAAAATATCTTAAATACTACTTGTGTTATTTATTTAATTTGTTTTGTTATTAGTATTATTTGTGCATAGAATATTCAATTGTTTGTCGGGAAGGGACGTTGGGAAACGTCCCTTTTCTTTGTGTTAATACTTAAGTTCTTCTTTAGCTCTATCTTCCCAATATTGTATATCTTGTCTAAGTTCTGAGATATATCTCATGGACTCATTAGTCTTAGGCATTTCAAAAAATTCTACAAGCATAATATTGGTAATTCGAGTACTATTACCAAGTCTCTCTTTAATGAAAGGTGGAGGAGTAATCAATACTTCAAATAAGAGATAGGCATCTGGAGAAAGCTTATCCTTCATATAGGTATACATCATATCAAGCATTTCTGATTTAGCTTTCTCTTCTTCGGTATCATCCTCTAATTCTTTATCATTATCGAATAAATCATCCAGTTTAAAGAGGCTTTGATTATACTCTGCTTGTTCTCCGTATGCAGAACGAAGCAATTTATTCTTAAATGTACTCAAGGAAGCAAGAATCCTTGCTTTGAGATGTTCTTCAGTACATTCACCATAGTATTTATTAAAAACAAATAACATCTTATCCCAGAAATATGATTGGATTATATCTGGTGTAAGATTAAACCTTTTATAATCAATCTGTCTGGTAAGATTCCTAATCACTGGCTTACAGACTTTATAAAGTCTATTGAAAGTAGCTTCATCATATTCTTGCATAGGTTTTAATCGATGAAGCTCTGAGCCATTATTTCCTTTACTTTTTCCCATGTTTTTAAATATTCGTTATGCAAATATAAGTATTTTTTCTTATATAAAATAATAATATTAAATATTCGGGAGCTTAAGGTAGTGGATTAGTAGTTTCTAGTTAGTTGTCAACATACTCAGAACTATCTCGGTACTATCAAAATCTATTAGTTTATATAATATTGCAATATAGATATGAAAAAGTTTAAAGACAACATCAAGTTTAGTTTTTCTCCTGAGTTTCAGTTTGAGATACTCAGGTTTGTTTTAAAAGATAAGGAAGGAGGATTAGTTCTTAAAAGGATTAAATCCAATTACCTGGTTCTCATAGAACACTCCCTTATCTTCGAGGGTATATCAAAATATTTTAAGAAGCAAGGCAGAATGCCCTCTGAGAATATTCTAAAAGAAGTATTAAAAGAATTGCTAGAATCAAAAGCATATATTGATTTGGTAACTAAGGATGACACCCCTAATATCAATAAGTTAATAAGCAATTTATATCACATTCCCTTATCGGATGCAGATTATATCAAGGAAAAAATTTACCAGTTCTCTACCTATGTTGAAATGAAGAACCTGAATGACTCTTTTGATTTAGATAACTTCGAACAATATGAAGAGTATTCAAGGAAGATTGAGAAAGTACTTCAGAAAAGTAAACCAAAGAAAGAGGACGAACCTATATACATGATTCGAGATATTACAGAGAGACAGTTTAAAAGACAATCAGAACCCTCGGTAATACCCTGTCCCTTTAGGCAATTAAATGACCTTACTAATGCAGGAGGTTATCCCGAACATTCTATTAATGTAATATTGGATAAACCTAAAGCAAAGAAAACTTTCTTCATGGTAAACCTTGCCCGAGGTTATCTTCGAATGAAGAAATCCGTATTATACGTAGATACCGAGAATGGTAAAGACCAAATCATGGACAGGTTTATTCAATCTAGTATCAATAAAACCAAAAAGGAATTATACTCGGGTGAGTATGATAAACTTGAAGCTAAACATTTAAGAAAGCTTGCAAGATTTGGTGTTGAATTGGTGGTTGAGAGGGTACCTGCAATGATTACCAATACCACTTATATAAAAGAGAGAATAGTTCAATTGCGTAATCAAGGCATCGATATTAGAGTATTAATGGTAGATTATGCAGGTAAGCTTGCCTCAATAGCTGGAGACCGAGAGGATTTCGAAAGGATTTCTAATGTATATGTAGATTTGCAAAACTTGGCAGAAGAATTACATCTTGATATCATATGGACTGCACATCATATTACTCGTGAAGGTAAGAAGCATAGACTTACTAGATATGATGAAAATGATATCTCTGGTTCAATTGCAATCGTTCGCAATGCTCAGGTTATTGTAGGTCTTAACTCTACTGAACAAGAAGAGAAAGATAATATCCTTCGAGTTGAGATGGTAGTACAAAGAGATGGTCTTTCTTCTGGCAGAGCTTTATTCAAATGCGATGTTGAAAGGCAAAGATGTACAGAATTTACAAGAGAACAACGTAAACAATATGATGAGGTATATGGTAAAAAATTGGATGAACAATTTAAGAAGAGTACTAATCCAGATGCGGATTCTAAGAAAAGGGAAAGAACTACTGGGGACATTTAAATGTAAACTCGGGTATCATGAATGGGTAGCAGTTCATTGGGCTGAGTTTAAACAGAAGAGACCTCGTAGGGCAATCTTTTCTAAGAAAGGTGGGAGAAGAAAAGCCCAGTATTATAAGAAACGTTATGTAAAGTATTACTGTAATATATGCGGGAAGAAGAGATATGAAAATAACAAACCAGTTTAAATCTAGACTAAGAACTTACTTCGTTAAACGATTAGGGGGATACGATTATAGGAGAGGCTGGATGCGTATACCAACTTGCCCATATTGCGGGAGAGAACAGAAGTTGGGGGTTAATCTTTCCATGTATCGAACTAATTGTTTTCGATGTAATGCTCATCCCTCTCCTGCTCAACTGATAATGGATATAGAGGGATTTACAGAATACCATGAACTAATTAACTTTTTGAACAATGGACAATTTGATGAACTTCAATTTAAGGAGGAGAAACTTGAACTTGCCGAAAGTAAGCCCCTGTATCTCCCTGAGGGATTTAGAAATATTTCGATTGGAGACAGCCAACTTGCAAAAAGTATTAGAGGCTATGTCAAGAAACGCGGTTTCAGTATCGAACAGTTTTCAAGATTTGGTATCGGCTATGGAACAATGGGCACGACTTACGGGTACCTTATTATCACCTTCTATTATAAGGGACAGCTTAAATATTACAATGCTAGAAACGTTATCGGAAAAGGTCCCAGGTATAATAACCCAGACAAAGATATCACAGGCCTTGGAAAACAGTTTATCATTTTTAATCATGACGCATTGGAAATGTACAGGTCGGTATTCATTTGCGAGGGAGCACTTAATGCTCTCACCATGGGGGATAGAGGCATTGCCACAATGGGCAAAGCTGTATCTAAATATCAGCTAAACGAATTAATAAAAGCTCCTTGTCAAAGGTATATAATCCTATTAGACTTTGATGCTCAAAAGTATGCTATAGAATTAGCCTTGAAACTTATACAATACAAGAAAGTAAAATTAGTTCTTTTTGATGATAATCGGGATGTAAATGATTTGGGTAGGAAAGCAGTTCTTAAAAAGGTTTATAAGACCAGATATACTACCTATCAAGGATTAATCAAACTTAAAAACTCACTATGATGAAAGATAACGTACCAGGTTTTATAGGTTACCACATTACTAAATATGGAGAACTGTATTCAAGACGAGTAGAGAAATCTCCTTATAAGTTTGGTAAATGGCGTAAATTAAAACTTTCGAAAAAGCGTAGAGTTAAGGTAAAACTTTATAGGGGTCAGGTTGGTTATAATTTGAGTATAAGTAGGTTAGTAGCTTTAGTTTATGTGTATAATCCTAATCCCTATAAGTTTAATGAAGTAATGCACTTAGATAATAACCCATTAAATAATTACTATAAGAATCTTCAATGGGGTACACATAGTATGAATATACAACAGATGATTTTTGAACAGAGGAGAAGATCTTTCAAAACTACTCAAAACCCAAACTGGGAGAATTTTAAAATTTCTGATAGAAAACAGAGAAGATTAAGAAGGCTAATTGATTTAGGTAAAAGTAGGGTATATATTAGTAGAAGGTTAAGGGTGTCACGTAAAACGCTCTATAATTTTATTCATAGAATCCAAATCCGAAACTCTTTGGAGTGAGGATTTCCTATTATATTATATAACTTAAAAGAAAAGAGGGTATGAAACAATTTATCAAGGAATGGATTATAAATATGGCTATATGCTTAGTCATAGTAGGGTATATTGGTATTTTCTTTTTAGGGTGTTATCTTTTAGATGATAGTACACTAAAGGGGGCAGTATACATAACTTTATGGGCAATATTTTATGCAGTAACTACAATAACGTATTATGTAAGATATTGTAATAGAAAGAAGAAATGAGAGAACCCAGTATTCACATTACTAAGTCTCAATTTGAGGAAATATTAAATACCTTAGAGGTAGACAATTTCCCAGTTGAGGCTTTTTTTGTTATTGCTCGAAAGGAGGCAATAAATCATAGAGCAGTCTTAGTTTCTAACAATAAGAATACTAAGCGAGTTAATAACATATTACTAGCATCTAAGGGAGATGCTGCCCTCGTTGCTGATATTTTATATGCAACTCGTATAAAGTTAAAGCATCGGGGAGTTCGGAAAATAAATGAAAGTAATTCTCGAGAATGGGCAAATTGTAAAAAGCTTGCAGAGATATGTAATACCTTCTGTGAAGATTTTAAATTTGATACTCGTGAAGGTTTTATCAAGTATATAGAGACTGGATTAAAAAGGATGACTGATTATCGTAATGTTATGCAAAGGTTATTATCTATGCAAGAAAACATCACTAATCAAGTAGATGCTGAGATAGAGTTACAAAATTCAGATTTAAAACTTACCAAAGAGATACATGATTACTTTATAGGTAAGATTGCTAAGGCAACTGGTATATATGAATCTTATGAAAATCAACCAGAGAAGTATGTACACTTTGCAAAGGTTGGTGACTTCTTAAAAGAAGAAGGTTGGGATTATAAGACCTTCATCGATGCTCAGTTTGAATCTCTTGCATGGTGTAATGGTTTACCAGACATTGCACAGATGTATACTGATAAAGCAATTGAAAGATACAATAAGTATTTATATAAGAATAAGAATAAACAACTACTCGAAGATGAACCAATAGTAGAGGGAAGTCTTTGGGATAAAATCAAAGAGTAATATGAAAGGCTTACAATTTTTAGGAAACAGAGTGGAGGATGCAGCTAATGCTTTTATTGATGTCCTCAAGTATTCAGACCAGTCAGTAGATTATCCGGATTTTAAGGATATTGAACCTTGGCCTGATGAGATAGTTAATATGTTTTATGTAATTTGGAAGAACGCCAAATTCTCAGAACTAAGTGCAATTCATTATGTATACTCAGCAGTCAACTAGATTTAAAGAGATTTCGGAATTGATGTTGGGTATTGGATTAGTAGAAATGAGACATCTTGATAAGATATCAGATTTCATACAATTGGCAGACCCCTATGAAGATTACTCTGTAATCAACATTAATCCTACAATTGAAATAGGTTCTACTTGGGAACAAGCTTTGAAGATTGCCTGGGATTCAGAAGTAGAAACTATCGGACACTATAAGAAGATTCAAAAGGCAATTGCTCAATACAATGAACGCCCAGATTATGATGATGTGAATTATTTCCTTGAGAAATTGATTGCCGATGAAGAACATCACATTAAACTTCTCAAGGAAGCTTTGGGAGTAGATAGGAGTACTAAAGGTGTAACTGTAATTATCAAATGAGTAGGATAATTATACAGAATGGTAATATGTGCGAACTGGACTTACCTCTTAAGTTCGCACAGAAACTTTATAATGAGTTTGCTATTCGACACCCAAATGCTTTCTACTTACGTACAAGGCAAAGAGGTATGCAGAATTGGGATGGTAAGATTCATTACATCACCAAGACTGGGCAATTTAAAATAGGTTTACTCCCAAGGGTATATGAAAGATGTATTGAGATGGGAATTAAACCTAAAGTTGTAGATATGCGTCAACCTTTACCTAAAGTCAGTAAAGTTGTTACGAAGATAGGCAAATATAAATTAAGACCAGAACAGGAGAAAGCAGTCAAGGCTGTAATTAATAATACGATTGGAGGTAAACCATTTCATATCGGAGTATTGGATTACACGGTTAATGCAGGTAAAACTCTTATTATGTCGTCTTTGTATTTATCCTATAAGAAGCAGTTGAAGACTTTGTTAATAACTAATGACTCTGATTGGTTAAACCAAGCTAGAGAAGAATTTAAGCAATATCTACCCGGAGAGGATATCACTTTTGTTCAAGGCAAAGTTTTAAACTGGAGTAACTTCACAATAGGTATGGTTCAATCTATTTCTCGTAATATGAAATTCTATCAGAAGGAATTATCTCAGATAGATATGGTACTTATTGATGAGGCTGATCAAGGAGGTAGTAAGCAATATCAGAATGTAATCACCCGGTTATTCAATACTCGTATTCGTATAGGACTATCTGGTACCATCTATATGAGTAAGCTTGCTAAAGATAAGGTTAAGAATATGAACCTTGAATGTTTCTTTGGTAAGGTAATCGCTGAGTTCAAACTTAAGGATTCTATTAAGAAGGGCTACTCAACTAAAACTATCGTAAAGATGGTACCCGGTAAACCCTGGTATGGTAATTGGGAATCAGATTGTATATCTTATAAGGAAATATATGATGATTCTATTACCGATAATAATACTGCCTGGACTATGGCTTGGGATAGGTTAAGGTGGAATCTAAGGCAAGGTAGATTTCCTGCACTTGTAGTATGCAAGCATATTGCACATTGTGAAAATCTATATGAGTTCTTTAAAAATAGACTGGGTGATGCCTATAATATTGCTTATGTGCATGTTAATACCAAATCTAAGTTAAGACAACAAATAATGAAAGATTTTAGAGAAGGCAAGATTGATATCTTGGTATCAACTACTATCATTGCTCGAGGTAAAAACTTTCCTAAGCTAAGATATTTATTAAATACTGCCTCAATGGATAGCCAAGAAAAATCTATTCAGTTCCTTGGTCGTTTGGTGAGAACTGATGAATCAAAAAAGAAAGTGTACCTTGATGATCTTCATTATCCTGGTAATTATTTAGATAGGCATGGTAAACATAGGAAGCAATATTATCAGAAACAAGAATTGAAAGTAATACTGTTAGATAAGCTTTGGAAGAATCATCCTAACCATAGCCTTAATCAGAGTTAACTAGAAGTACTATGAGTAATTACTTTTCTCCGTAGGGAGGAAATAATTACATCCTAATAAGCATATAGGCATTATGAAGAAATTAATAAATCTACTATCATCATTATCGAAAAAGAAAGAAGAAGAATTACCTTCAACTAATCACATATTCAATTGTAAAGACTTGGCATGGATAACTTCTATCAAACACTGGAGATATACTCCGGATATGTATACTCATTCATTTAGTTTATATTGGTCATCAGGATTCGAAGTTAGAGTACAACAAGATACTACTGACCCAGAATCTTGCCCAGATTTATCTAAACTCAGGGAACTATTTATTAATAACATCGGTTATTCATATGTAAATCTAGATGTTAACAGTAATATATACATCTATCATAAACCCGAAAAAAAATGATATTACAAAATGGCTAAGAAGAAAAAAGAACTTCCAGACTTATCAAAACATGATGTGCTTACTCCCTTAGATGTAAGCACACTTGGTACTAATGGTGACCCCTGTTTTGGTATTGGGTATGATTTATCAACCAAAGAATGTAAATTATGCGGAGACTCAGAACTGTGTGCATTCAAGATGTCCCAGAACTTGAACATTACAAGGAAAGAATTAGAACAGAAGAATCAATACAAAGATTTGGATGTATTAGAAGACACGGTTGGTATCAAGAAATACATTCGAGGCTTGATTCGGAAAGGGAGAGACAGAAAAGAAATTATCTCAAAAACAGTTGAGAAATTCGAAGTACCCAAGAAACGTATTAGAGAACTTTATAGAGAATGCAATGCAAAAAATTGATATGATATGGGCTATGTTCAAGGTATATTTGAATAACCCCAATTATTTAGTAAAGCAAGAGGATGTTCTTGCTGATTTATGTATGGAAGGCTCGGTAAATGTATTAAGAATGTGTAATTCATTAGGAGTATATGTTTCCAGACCCGATAAATTAACCTTTGGACAACTTTTAAAAAAATGTAACATATTATGAACAGATTTAGATTTATCAAAGTAAGGGAGGTAATATCCCCCAACAGAGCAAACCCAAATGATGCTGGGTTAGATTTTTATGTACCAACAGATTTATATCCAGAGCATATTCATTCTAAAAATGAATTCGACTCAGAAGGTTATGATTTAGATGTTCCTTTTGGTGAAGCCTTTGTAAGGCATATAGCTTTAAAACCTGGACATCGTATACTTATACCATCTGGTATTAGGGGATTGCTTGAACCACCTGCATCTATGTTAATGGCTGCTAATAAGTCTGGTATAGCTACTAAGCAAGGTTTACTTTTTACAGCTGAGATAGTAGATTCACCTTATGTGGGAGAGATACACATTGGAATATATAATGCTTCTGATAAGAATCAAGTTATCGAATGTGGTAAGAAGCTGGTACAGTTCATACATCTCCCTATCTATATCACAGAACCAGAGGAGATTCAACAAGAGGAATTCTATACTGAGTCTCAAATATGGGGAAGTAGAGGAGATAAGGGATTTGGTTCATCTCAAAATAAGTAAGCCGTGGACATAAGAAATATAAGAGAAGAAGTACCTCAAATAAAAGATACTGAGGTACTTTCAAATATGTATATATTGGGTATAGAACAATTAAATGGGTATAGGGAAATAGAATCATTACCTGAATATCCTTTCGATGTTAATAGCCCAAAGAATCAGGTAGTATTAAAAGATTTTATAGGTAGAGTAATAGAAGAACTTACCGAGGGTTTTGAATCTACAGATGAAGTATTCGAACTTTGCAGTAAGCAGGGATGGAATATTGAGATGCTTAATGAAGAAGAGTACCAATCTATATTGAATTCTCTTTCTAATGCAAATGAAGAACAAGCTGATGCTTTAGGTTTTTTCTTTACTCTTCTAGTATATTCAAATATACTCCCAGAAGATATACTAAAATATCATAAAGTTAATAACTTATTCGAAGTAATGGCTACTGGAGTTAAAGAATTGGTTATTAAATACCCAGATTATCAGAACTTACTAAAATTCGATATTATATGTGAAGAGGATTTTTATGAAGATAAAGATAAATGGGAACATATAAAATCTTACACTCCAGGCTTCCATCAGATGAATGAATTATCTCATGAAGCCGATAAGTTATATTTATGGGAAGTAATCTATGAACTTAATAAAGCCAGGAATTTCCTTAAATGCAGGCCTTGGAAACAAACTCAAGTAATGACTAAGGAAATAGATTTTCAAGAATCCTTAGTAAAGGCTTTCTATCTCTATATGGGATTCTTAGCAATGAACGGATTTACTCCTCTTGGTTTATTTAGTTTATTCTTTAAAAAACAACGCCTTAATTTATGGCGTCAAACTTCAAATTATTAACATGAAGAAAGACAATATACCAGGTTACCAAGGACATTACTTAAATCGAAAAGGAACTCTTTGGAGATTTAAAAATGGTGAATGGATAAAAGTGAAAAGGTATATTAGTCCAAAAGGGTATCCACATGTTCATCTCTATAATGTTAAGACTAAAAGGTCACATATAAAAAGGTTGAATAGGTTAGTGGCTACCCTTTATATACCTAATCCGGATAATTTACCAGTAGTAATGCACCTTGATAATAACCCATTAAATAATAAAGTGAGTAATTTAAAGTGGGGTACCTATAAAGAGAATACCAAACAGATGATGAGAGAAGGTAGGAATAAAGGTCAATTTAGTTCTAAACTATCCCTCGAACAAATGAGGGAGGTAGTAAGATTATACGATTCGGGTAAGTTTACATTAAAAGAATTATCAACTAAATTTAATTGTAAGAATATGAGTAGGATAGTAAGAAGAGTAAAAGGGGAGGTAGTAAAATGAGTGGTTGGAACTCTAAGCTAGAGGGACTTCAGCTTAATGCAGAGGAGTCCCTCCATTCGTTAGAATTTGCTACTTCACAAGAAGCTTGGGAAAAACTCAATGAGGGTTTTCTAAGATTAGAGCCAATCCTATTCGAGAAAGGGGCTATGGCTAATAGTGGGGTAGCAGTAGTGTATAACGTATTTATAAAAATACGTAAAGCATGGGTAGACCCAGAATTTGATTATGGGAGATGTTTCAATTACAAAGAAACTAAGTGGACTAGCTTATTGAATAATTACATAGATTTTAATAAGCTTGACTTATTGCGTAGTAAACTGAGAGTACTAAGAAATAAGTATAATCAGAATTATAATATAACTTATATGTTTAACAATCATCATGATAACGGTAAACAATGTTTAATAGCTGCTACATTCTCCAAACGATTTGGGGAAGACATACCTGTTATTACAATGGTAATCAGGGCATCCGAGATAACAAAAAGGTTAATCTTCGACTTCTTACTAATACAACGAATGGCGGAATATGTGTACGGACCAGAACAATCAGTACAAATCAATTTATTTGCCACTCAAATGTATGGGAATGTAGAAACACTTCTGATGTATCATACCTATAAACCTTTGAAGAAGGTATTAAAAGGGGCAGAAGAAAATTCATGGAATAAGAGAGTGAAGGAAATATGGAAGAAATTCCAAAACGGTACAGAGAAAGAATTCTCTTCATTCAAGGTATTCTTTAGAAGTTTTAAAGTGCTCAGACCAGATTTATATGAGGAAACATATAAATCAATGAAAGCAAAAGAATTACTTCTTGAATATGAGGATATTGAATATCCAGAGAATGTAATCTCTTACTCTCAACGTAAAGCTTATAAAAAGAAACTTTTAAAACAGAAGAAATGAGGATATATTCTAACAGCTTTGAGTTAATGTCAGAACTTGGCAGAGAACTCAACAGTTATGGTCAAACTGTAAAACCAAAGACCTATCAGAATAAGGTAATTGAAGGTAATGAGGATTTTATAACAAAGGAACTCATTTGCCAACAATATTGCTTAACTTCACTCGGAGACCCAGTATGGTTATTTGTATTTTCTCATTCAAAAGAATGGGCAGATGCCGAGTTTGAGGAAAGAATTGGTTGGTACGAATTAAATCCTGGTAAAGCTTGGGAACTGAGAAAAGATTTATGGGAACAGTTTTTAGTTAATGGTAAATTTGATTATACCTATCCAGAACGTATTTGGAATCAATTATATCTGTATGGTAGTACATCATTTAATTGTGATTCTGCCATGCAATCGGTTATCGAACTCCTTAAAAGGGATAATGATACTCGTAAGGCAGTACTCCCTATATTTCATGGTACAGACCTAAGATTCCTTGATGGAAGTAAACGTATTCCTTGTTCTATGTATTATGATTTCCTTATTCGTCAAAATGGTAAAGGAGAGAAGGTACTACATATCTGCTATCACCAAAGAAGTTCTGACTTTGTTACTCACTTTGGTAATGATGTATACCTTGCATGGAGGCTTATGGAATATGTTGCAAAAGAAGTTGGGGTTAAACCTGGTTACTTATACCATACGATTGATTCTCTTCATGCTTATAAGAAAGATTGGTTAGCATTAGCATCTAACCTGGAAGACTTACAAGAGAAATACTAATAATGAGGGATGTATCTACTACTGGTAGGTATGTCCCTTTTTCTATTTTAAAATATGGAGACACGGTATACAATAATAAAAAACAAGAAAGAGCTTAAAAAACTTATTGCTTGTTGTAAAGCTACTGGTTATGCTTGTTGTGACTACGAAACAAATGCAGAACCAATATACAACAAAAGTTTTAAGCCAACTATACTTTCAGTATCCTGGATGCCAGGGTTTGGTGCTTCTATCCCTCTAGACCATTTCGAAACAAAAGATTATACATCTCCAGGGTGGAATTGGAAAAAGATGCTAAGGAAATTTGGGGAAGAGGTAATTGAGAATTATGAGATAACCAAGGTTGCATGGAACTGGAAATTTGATGACCAGATAAACCAGAAATATCAAATATTCTATAGAGGTACTTGTTTAGATGGTATGCTTGCAAAATATCTACTAAACGAGGAAAAACCTAATGATTTAAAATCAATGGTAAGAAGGTATTTACCAGAGTATGGTAATTATGAGAAGCAAGATGCTTTCGATAAAATACCTTGGGATAAAAAAGAGTTAGACCCACTTTGCCATTATGGATGTCAAGATACGGATTATACTCTTAGGTTAATGGTATTCTTTGAAAAGAAGCTGATTGACCTTGGTTTGTACAGTACCTTCAGGAATTTAATTATGTCTGCATCAAGGGTACTCACTTCAGTAGAGAAGAATGGTTTGTATCTAGATAGAGAGTTCAATAATCAACTACTGGAAACATATAAACCAAAAATAGATGCGGCTAGACAAGCTATATATGATTTGCCAAGAGTAAAGAAATTCGAAAAGAAGTATAACCAAGAAAAGATTGATAAATATATTCAATCTATCGAAGCTGAACTTGAGGAGCTAGATTATAATGATCCAAAAGATAAACGAAAGATTGTATCAAGGGAACAGAAAATCTCAAATATCAAGGCTGGTATATTCACAACTAAAAAGGAACAAGAATTGATAAGACCTATCAATTTGGGTAGTCCAGTTGATTTACCTGCATTGATGTATTCGGAAGAAGGTTTTCATTTTGAGGTAATTAAGAATAATGAATCCGGTAAACCAAGTACAGATGAAGAGACTCTTACTAATCTAAGGTTAACCGTTAAAAAACCAGATTCACCTAAGGCAATTTTCCTTGATAGGCTTCTTGAATTACGAGGTTTAGAGAAGATGTATAAAACCTATATAGAGGGTTGGAATGAAAAAGTTCAAGATGATGATAGATTACATGGAAGATTTCTTATTCATGGGACTACAAGTGGAAGATTATCCTCTGCAGAACCCAATGCTCAACAAATTCCCAAGACATCCGTAGACCCCAATATTAAATTACAATTAAAAGCTCCTAAAGGAACCTTATATATTGCTAGTGATTTTAGCCAGGCAGAATTAAGAATTATGGCTCATCTATCTGGAGATGAAACTTATCTTAATGCTTTTAACTCTGGTCAGGACCCTCACTTAGCAATTGCTGCTACTAAATATCATATACCCTATGAAGAAGCTCTTAAGATATATGAGGATGAAAATCATCCAGAACATAAGATATGGAAGGTGAGAAGAAAGCAAGCTAAACAAATTGCTTTTGGACTTATTTATGGAATTGGTGCAAAATTACTAGCAGTAAAACTATCTGACCCAAAATCTGGTATTATAGTTACACCAGAAGAAGCCCAAAAGGAAATGGACATATTCTTTGGTCAACACCCCAAGTTGAAGACCTTCTTGAAGAAACAAGAGAAATTCCTTAGAAAGAATGGGCATCTGGTATCATTATTTGGGAGGAAAAGAAGATTACCCCAAATATATTCAAATGATAAGGGAGAAGAAGCTTATGCTTTGAGATTAGCATTAAATTTCCCATGTCAATCAGCAGCATCTGATATGTGTCTATTTGGAAGTATTCTCATATACTACTTAATGAGACAAGGTAAATTACCCTCTACTAAGTCTGTATGTTTGGTACATGATGCTAATTATCAGATTACTAAACCAGAGAATATTAATATTTGGAGTATATATGAGATGTGGCAAATTTATAGGAACCCATTAACTAAGCCATACTTCGGCTTTCAGATAGATGATGTCACAATGGACATGGAGTTTGTTATTGGTAGGTCAATGGCAGAAGAGTTACCTTTTATTCCGGGTTATGATTATAAGAAAATGTTAGAACCTGATTTCTCAGTAGAAGAATATATGGAAGAACATAAGAAATATAAACACATACCTATTTCAGAGTATAAGAAACGTTTTAACAAACAAATGAAGCAATATGAAAAAGATTTTGAACGGACCCACTGTATGGCGAGCTAAATGCCCTTACTGTGATTGTGAATTCGAATATGATTATTCAGAAGTGGATTCACATACTTTTGCCGATTGTAAATTGGTTAAATGCCCAGGTTGCAATAAGTACCTTCATCATAAAGACAATGCTAAATCTACTACAGAAGCGAAAAGAGAGGATACTATGTCTACATAAATAAAATAAATTTATGAAACCATGGCAACAACTAAAGAATATCAAAATGCAAGTAAGTTAACCGCTCTTACATATATGGTTGCAGGATGTTTAGGTTATTCTATAGAAAATATGTTTAAATACCTGGATTCCACAAATCTGAAGATAAGCGGACAAGAAAAAATGTTATTTAATAGAGTAAAAACTCAATTACATCAATTACAGACTAATCTCAGTACTTTAGAAGGATTGGCATTTAAGGTAATGGCTACAGATGAAGATGGTAAACTTGCTTATGAGGATGCCACTCATATTTATTGGGCTGCTTTTTTAGTGTTATTAGATAGAGGTGGAACAGATATTCTATGTGACTTAAGGTTAATGGCTTTAGTAGATAAGATTAGTATATACAAATCCCTTCTTAAATTGCCTGGTATGGATTCTGCTTATAGGATGGCTTTTACTCAAGTAACTCGTGCTATTGGTAATGGAGAATTTAGTAAAGAAGATTTTAAAAATCTATTAGAAGTTTATGAAGACGGAACTAAAGAAACTAAAGGTTAAATTTGAGGGTAGGACCATAGAAATAGATATTCAAAAAGAATTATCTATTAATGAAAATATCATTAATTCTCAGCTACGAGAATCTCCATCTAGTTATTATATACTTTGTTCTATTAGAGATAAGTATATAAAAGAAAGGGATGCACTAGCAAGAGAAAAAGACGAAGCCTATTCTAATGCTTGGGTATATTATAAGGATGCCAATGAGAGATGGAATAACGATTATGTTTCTCATAAGGCAAACCTTAATAAGAAGTATTCTTCAATATATGAAAGGTATTTAAAATCTGTTGAAAAGGCAAATAAGTTTATAACTATCTGTAAAGCTTATGAGTCTCGGGAAAATATCTTAAGAACTATTAATGCAAACCTAAGAAAGGGTTAATCTATTGAACTATAAACAATTACTAACTTTTAAAATATAAGAGAATATGAATTATTCGATGACTTTTATCTCAACTTATGTAGCTGAGAAACTAAATCAGAGTTTACCTGGTACTCCAACTGAAAACCGGGTACTTATTGTATCTCCAAAAGATGTAAACACAACTAAAGCGGGTATCATTATTCCTGGGCAAGTAAAAGAGGGAGTTCCTCGAAAAGGGGTAATTATTAAATCTGGAGAAATTACTGAAGAGTATAAAACTTATAGAGATCTTTGTCAAATAGGTAGAATTGTTACCTATGGTATGTATGCTGGTAAAGAACTAGAGTTTGATACTTCTCTATTACCAGAGGCTTTATCAAAAATAATGGAGAACAATGAAATCACGGTTCTATCCATGAACGAAATTATTTATTCAGAACCCAATAACGTAGACTAATATGGTGACGGACAAAAAGAAAAAGAAAGTTTCTTCAGAAGGACTTTCAACAAAAGAAAAGATGCTTGCCAGAAAAAAGCAACTGGAATCAAAAGGTAATGGGAGTGGATTAGTATACCCAAAAGAGGGTACATTACGAATGAGAATTAAATCCCCTGGCGATGACCAGGAATTGGGTATAGAAATTATTCAATTCTATTTGGGAGGTAATCTTGGTGGAGTAATATCTCCTGCTACTTTTGATGAACCATGCCCATTTATGGAAAAGTACCAGGAATTGAAAAATTCTAAAGATGATGATGATAAAGAGTTAGCTAAAAACCTGGTACCAAGAAGAAGATATGTTATTGGTGGTTTAATATACACAGACGAAAAAGGTAGTAAAGTAGATTACGATGGTAAAGATAAGGGAGTTTTAGTCCCTCGCTCGGTATATCAAGATATTATTGATCTTTATCTTGATGAAGATGAAGCTGGTGATATGACTGATCCTAAGACTGGTTATGATATAAAGGTAATCCGTTCTGGTTCTGGTAAACTAGATACTACCTATTCTGCCCGTGCTTGTAAACCAACAAAATTGGACAAGAAATATCAAGGTACAGTGGATTTGGAAGGTATAGTTCGTTCTCAAATAAAATCTTACGATGAACTCGAAGATTTACTTTCACAGTACCTAAACGAAGATCATGGTGATGATGAGGACGATAATCCAAAGAAGAAAAAGAAAAAGGGAGTTCACAAAGACCATTACATGGAAGACGATGAACCCAAGAAAAAGAAAAGAAAATACAAATCGGATATTTAAGGGTTAGTAATAATATGGTTTCATTCGAAGGTGATAATTAGATTCGTTCGGTTATCACCTTCTTTAGTTTAAATACATTACATTATGGCAAAGAAATCGAAAGTGGGTTTAAAGGTACCAACAAAAAATGAGATATTAAAGAAATATGGGGGCATGATGAGATTGGCTTCAGAAACTGTAGAATCAAATCTATGGTTGCCATCAACCTTCTTTGCTCTCAACTATACCTTTGGTGGTGGTATACCATTCGGTAAAATTTTAGAAGTAGCTGGAGAAGAATCATCTGGTAAATCTCTTATTGCCTATAACTTTGCATATACTTGTCAACAACTCGGAGGACATGTCATATGGGTAGATGCCGAACAATCTTGGATGAACTCTTGGGCAGAAATTAATGGAGTAGACCCAGAAAGAGTTACAGTATTAAATGATACTCGTATAGAATATATTTCTGATGCTGTAGCAGACTTAGCAATCTATCTTCGTTCTCAATTAACTAATAATGAACCGATTCTCTTAGTGATAGATTCTATTGCTGCTATGGATTGTGCAGATAACATAGATTCTAAAATGGTAGAGGGTAAGGCTGAAATGGGAGGTAGAGCAAAAGCTCTTTACAAATACTTCCGTATCAGAAGTGAATTATTCTATAGATTAGGAGTTACACAGATTTACATTAACCAATTA